CTACCCAGCAAGAGCTGAAGTTGATGAGCAGTTCCGGAAGCAGGGTGAGGCGCTACACAGGGAGCGCTACGACGAGGAGGCGCTGTCTCGTATAGAGAAGGCCGTTGGACCACGAGATTGGTCTGCGTTGTATCAGCAGAATCCTGTAGCAGACGATGGTGATTACTTCACCAGAGACATGGTGCAGTACTACGACCGCGAAGAGATAGATGAAGACCGTATGCGTTACTACTGCGCATGGGACTTGGCGATCGGTAAGAACGATAGAAACGACTACACCGTCGGCATCGTTGTAGGCGTCGACGAGTACGACCAGATGTTTGTAATGGACATAGTGCGTGGTCGTTTTGATGGTTTCGAATTGGTTGAGCAGATACTCGATCTATATGAGGTCTGGAAGCCATCAATAATTGGTATTGAGAAAGGACACATCGAGATGGCCCTCGGGCCGTTCCTCGAGAAGCGTGTTCGTGAACGCGGACTATATGAGGCGTATTTCAAGGACCTCAAAACAGGACGCAGAGATAAAGAAGCACGAGCACGGGCGATCCAAGGTCGGATGCAACAGGGCATGGTGTTTATGCCCAGAGATGAAGAGTTTACTGGCCCTTTGGTAGCAGAGTTATTGCGCTTCCCGAATGGGGTTCACGACGACCAGGTAGATGCCTTGGCTTGGATCGGTTTGATGATGACCGAGTTCAGCACCTTCGTAGAGAAGGTTGAACACGTACCAAGTTGGAGAGACAGGCTCCCTGGATTACTTAAAGGCGAACGCACTAAATCAGCTATGAGCGCATAACGATGGCATACAAAAAATCAAAGAAGGTAGATCCTGCAAAGGAAGAAGAAATAACCCGTACTCAGTGGGCTCGATATGAGCGCGCACGAGACAACGGGCACTTAGATTATGTAGAGATGGCACTTAAATGTGATGAGTACTATCAAGGTGATCAGTGGGACCCAGATGATGAGTCTGCACTAGAACAAGAAGGTCGCCCCGCCCTGACCATCAATACCATTCTTCCTACTATTAATAGCATTCTTGGTGAGCAAGCAACCCGCAGAGCAGACATACAGTTCAAGCCGCGAAGAGGCGGCGACGAGGATGTAGCCCACACCCTGACTAAGTTGTACATGCAAATTTCCGACAACAACAAGTTGGATTGGGTGGAGCAGCAAGTATTCAGTGATGGCCTGATTATGGACGGTCGCGGCTACTTCGATGTTCGTATGGACTTCAGTGACCACGTTGAAGGTGAGATCCGCATCACGGCCAAAGACCCGTTAGACATACTTATCGACCCAGACGCTAAAGATGCTGACCCCAAGACTTGGAACGAGGTGTTCGAAACTAAGTGGATGACTCTCGATGAGATCGAGGAGTTGTACGGTAAGAAGTGCGCAGAGCGTCTTTTATTCGTAGCTGAAAACGGTATGAGCTTTGGGCCTGACTCTGTGGAATATCAGGAGACACGTTTCGGAGATACGGAAACAAACGACGATTATTTCGGAGCGGGAGTTCCTGGGGACGAAGAGTACCGCAATGTAAAAGCACTGCGCGTCGTGGAGCGCCAGCACAAGAAGCTGAGCCGCGCGTTTTTCTTCGTCGACCCCGATACAGGTGACCAACGCCAAGCTCCTGATGAGTGGAGTGAAAGTAAAAACAAGAAGTTTGCTAAACAGTACAACCTGACTTTGATTAGTAAGGTTATTCGCAAGATTCGTTGGACTGTTACCTGCGACAAAGTTGTTTTGCATGACGACTGGTCGCCATATAACCAGTTCACAATTATTCCTTTCTTCTGCTACTTCCGCAGAGGCCGACCATTTGGTGTTGTTCGTAACCTCCTTTCACCACAGGAGCAGTTGAACAAGATTGCCAGCCAAGAGCTGCATATAGTTAATACCACAGCTAATAGTGGTTGGATGGTAGAGAGTGGTTCATTGGTAGGTATGACTGCCGATGACCTCGAGGAGCACGGTGCTGAGACTGGTCTAGTACTTGAATACGCTCGAGGAACTACACCACCCCAAAAGATCGGAGCCAACCAGATTCCTACGGGTCTAGACCGTATCGCTCAGAAAGCCGCGGCAAATATTAAGACTATCTCAGGTGTTAACGACAGCATGTTGGGCTCTGATAGCGCAGAAGTATCTGGTGTCGCGATCCAAGCTAAACAGAACCGCGGCGCGGTAATGATTCAAGTACCGCTCGACAACCTACGTAAGGCACGGCAGTACTTAGCAGAGTCTGTACTGAATCTGATACAGACTTTTTATACAGAACAGCGCGTCATCCAAGTGACTAATGAAGATGACCCGTTGAAACCTCGCGAAGAAATGGTCGTGAACCAAGAAACACCTGAAGGTCGAGTGATTAATGACCTAACTCTTGGTGAGTACGATGTGATTGTTGCCACTGCACCAGCGAGAGACAGCTTCGATGAAGTTCAGTTCGCTGAAGCTATCGCGTTACGACAAGCAGGCGTCGTAGTACCTGACGACGCAATCATCGAGTACAGCCACTTGGCCCGTAAAGGTCAGCTAGCGAAACGTATTCGCCAGATGACAGGTCAAGAGCCGCCGACTGAAGAACAATTGGCAGCAATGCAGCAACAGCAAGCGATTCAGCAACAGCAGATCCAGCTGGAAATTATGAAGCTGGAAGCTGAAGTTAAGAAGCTCCAGTCCGAAGCTGCAATGAACATCGCCAAGGCACAGGATAAAGCTGACATTGATCCGCAGATCCGCATGGCTGAGCTGCAAACCAAGATCCAAATCAACCAAGAACAGTTGCAACTGCGTCGCGAGTTGGCTTCCGCCACGAATACTCAGCGCGAAAACGCAACGCAAACCTCCGCTGCAACTAAGTTGGCCACGGCAGCGTTTCAAAACACCAACAGGACTAACAGGAGTTCTTAAATGAGTAAGCAAAAAGATGAAGTAGCAGAAGATAAGCCAATTGAGTTTGACGTAATGCCTGGGGCTGATAAGCCCGAAGAAGATGATGGCCCTCAGCTGGATTTGAGTTTCGACACACCTGAAGAGGAGCCAGAAAAAGTTGCTGAAGAGGAAGAAGTTGTGGCAGAGGACGAGACGGAAGAACCCGTTGCCGAAGAATCCGAAGAAACTGTGGCCGAAGATGAAAGCGTCGAACAGCCCGAAGAGGGAACTGAACAGGACGACGCAGAAGTAGAGGCCGAAGAGGAGCCAGTAGCGAAGGAAAAGCCCGCTAAGAAGCCGATGGTTCCAAAAGCTCGCCTCGATGAGGTGTTAGCAAAGCAAAAAGCGTTACAAAAGCAACTTGATGAGATAAATGCAGCAAATGAAAAAGCAGAGGAAGCGCCCGAATCTTACGATTTCGATGCGAAAGAAGTCGAATACCAAAATATGGTACTTGATGGCGAAACGGAGAAAGCAGTTGCTCTCCGCAGAGAGATCCGAAAGGCCGAACGCGAGCAGTTAGAGTACGAAATGCGCCAAGAAATGAGTCAGACGGTGAATCAAGACCGCCAGATGACTGCATTACAACAAGCCGCCAGTGCTATGGAAGATGCATACCCTGTTTTTGATCGAAATTCCGATGATTTCAATGAAGATATGACTAATGAAGTCGTTGAGCTCCGCGACGCGTTCATCATGAAGGGCTACGAAGCAGTAGATGCGCTATCAAAAGCTGTCAAATACGTTGTGAAAGACCACGACTTAGACCAAGCGCAAGAAAGTGTTCCGAGTTTGGCTGGGAAGGCGCAGAAAACTGACGAACTGGCTAAAAAACGAGCACAAGTCAGCAAGAAACTGAAAGCTGCCGACGCACAACCTCCAGAACTACCAGGTGAAAGCTCATCGACTCACGGTGAGAAGGCTCTTGATCTCTCAACTATGACGGAAGAAGAGTTTGATGCCCTGCCTGAAGCCACAATCAAGCGTTTACGAGGCGATATTTTATAACGAGGTGAGTTATGCCAGTAAAAAAAGACCCACGATTAGCCCGAGCTGGAGTCTCGGGCTTTAACAAGCCGAAAAGGACGCCTAATCACCCTAAGAAGTCGCACATTGTGGTGGCAAAAGAGGGCGATAAGATCAAAACCATACGTTTTGGTGAGCAAGGAGCGAAGACCGCGGGTAAACCGAAGAAAGGCGAGTCTGAAAAGATGAAGAAGAAGCGAGCTAGCTTCAAAGCGCGGCACCGTCGAAACATATCCAAAGGAAAAATGAGCGCGGCTTATTGGGCTAACAAAGTTAAGTGGTGATCTGATGGCCAGAACCAACGAAAAGCTGTGGAAACGCATCGTTGCCGATGTAAAAGCAAGCTCGAAGGGCGGCAAAGCTGGACAGTGGAGTGCTCGTAAAGCCCAACTCGCGACCCAACGCTATAAAAAAGCTGGTGGAGGCTACAGTGGCGCAAAGACAAAGGCGCAGAAATCTCTCTCGAAGTGGACTAAAGAGAAGTGGGGCACCAAGAGCGGGAAGAACAGCACACAGGGTAGCAAGGCTACCGGCGAGCGGTACTTACCGAAGAAAGCCAGAGAGTCCCTCAGTAAGAAAGAGTACGCCGCAACCTCTCGTAAGAAGCGTGCTGATACAAAAGCTGGTAAGCAGTTTTCGAAACAGCCTAAGAAGATAGCCAAGAAAACAGCCCGCCATAGATAGTGGTTGCATTGTAATATTAGCTATACTAATATGCTCTATACGTCCATCCCTACGATATGGGGTCGGCCCGTAGCCGTAAAAAACGTATTCCTCGCCTGCACAAGGCGTAAAACCTGCCGAGGTCGCACCTCGTAAATAAGCGCTAGTTCGTTGTCCCACGATACGGGAATACGGATTAGCCGCTCCTTTAAGTCGGCTGATAAGGCGGCGTGTGCCGCATGAATTTATTTGTCTATTTAACAGGAGGCCATCATGGCTTTAACTAATTTCGGTACGCTTACAGGCGACCAACTCCAAACTTGGAGCCGCGACTTCTGGAAAGTTGCTCGCAACCAATCTTTCATCAACCAGTTCGCTGGTTCAGGTTCAAACGCAATGGTTCAGCGAGTTACTGAACTGACTAAGAACCAGAAAGGCACAAAAGCTAACATCACTTTGCTCGCTGACATGACTGGCGACGGCATCACTGGTGACAATACTTTGGAAGGCAACGAAGAAGCCCTCCGCGCGTATGACATCACCATTGAGCTGGATCAGTTACGTTTTGCTAACCGCATCGCTGGCCGTATGACCGACCAGAAGACTGTAGTTAACTTCCGTGAGCAGTCTCGCGACGCACTTGCTTATGCAATGGCTGACCGTTGTGACCAGTTGGCATTCTTGACTTTGTCAGGTGTTGCTTTCACTCACAAAAACAATGGTGGTCTGCGTACTACTTCTTCTTCTGCTGGCCACGAGTTGGTAGATCTGGAGTTTGCATCAGACGTTTCTGCTCCAACTGGTGATCGTCACCGTCGTTGGGACGCTACTAGCGGTCTAGTTGCTGGTGACACTACTGCTGTCGCTGCTGCTGACAAGATCGGCTACCGCACAATCGTAGAGTTGAAGGCTTATGCCAAAGACAACTACATCCGTGGTATCCGTGGTGCTGGTAACCAAGAAACTTTCCACATGTTCGTTACTCCTCAGCAGATGGCTGACCTGAAGTTAGATTCTGACTTCCTTGCCAACGTTCGTAACGCTGGTGTTCGAGGAACTGGCAACAGCCTGTTCTCTGGTTCTGCCTCGTTGATGGTTGACGGTGTAATGATCCACGAGTTCCGCCACGTGTTTAACACTTCTGGCGCAACTACTGGTACTTCCTCTAACGCTGGCGCAGCTGGCTACAAGTGGGGTGCTGACGCTGACGTTGTTGGTGGACGTGCTCTGTTCTGTGGTGCTCAGGCTCTGGCACTGGCTGACATCGGTCTGCCTGAAATGGTTGAAGACACCTTCGACTATGGCAACCAGTCAGGTATCTCTGTAGGCAAGATCTTCGGTCTCCGTAAGCCTAAGTACAACAGCGACGTAAGTGGCTCTGTACAGGACTTCGGTGTTATCGCTCTCGATACTGCCCAGTAAGACTATCGCCCCCTCTCCGGAGGGGGCTTTCTTTTCTAAAGGTATTAATCATGAAGATTGTAAGTAGTGAACCGTTACGAGTCACAACCCTAGGTGGTACAGCAGTTTTGTTTGAAGCGGGTGTACCCAGAGAAATCGCCGAAGAGATCGGCTTACTAGCCATCCAAATGGGCGCGAAAGAATACAACGACAAAGTCGTTGAAGAAGAGACGGCTGAGGTCGTCGAGTTCGAAGAAGAGGTCACTGTACAGGAACCTGCACAGCTTGATGAAGAGCTCGTTACTTGTCTCGAGAAGATGATGGACGAAGGTGATCCAAAGAATTTTAAAACCGATGGCTACCCGAAAGCAGCGGCTGTTAATAAAGCGCTTGGTAGAACGGTTGATACTGATGCCCGAGAAGCCGCGTGGGAATCAATACTTAACTCATAGGTACTACTATGGCTGTAACCGTACAGAGCGTTATTGATCGAGTTCAAGCTGTTATACAAGACACTACTGGCGTTAGATGGCCTGTTACTAGCGAGCTTGTACTGTGGGTCAACGACGCACAACGCGAGATTGCGCTACTAAAGCCTGATGCAAGTGCAGTAAATACTACGGTAACGCTCGTAACTGGCACCAAACAAGAAATCCCATCCGGTGGTAACAGACTGTTAAAGGTTGTCCGCAACATGTCTGCCGCTAGCGGTGGTACAGGTGCACGCGCGATTAGGCTGGTGGATCTAGCAGTTCTAGACTCTCAAAGCCCCAACTGGCACGACCCCACCGTAACAGGCGATGCGTCTCATACGAATATTGTTAAGCACTACTCGTATGAAGAGTCCAACCCTAGAAACTTTTACGTCTACCCTGGGGTTAGCGGTAACGCTTATGTTGAGCTGATTTACTCAGCCAACCCATCGACAGTTGCGCTTTCCGATAATTTGTCCGTCCCCGACATATTCGCCAACGCAGTAATGAACTACGTCTTATACATGGCCTACATGAAAGACGCTGAGTTTGCGGGTAACCAACAGCGCGCGGGAAGTCATTACCAGTTGTTTACTGCTTCGGTTACTGGAAAAGGTCAGATAGACGCAATTACCAACCCCAACATAGAACGCAGAGCGCAAATGGGAGCATAAAGTATGGCGATCACTTATGAGGCGCTACTCCCCGAAATACTACCGATGGTTCCTGGGTGTCCCGACACTTTAATAGAGAGCAACATCCGGTCAGCAGTAGTTGAACTTTGCGAGCGCGCAAATGTGTACCAAGTAGAGCTCGATCCCGTTACCACTGTTTCCGGTATCTACGAATACGATTTAGAGACTCCAACTGGGACATCTGTCCGAAGAATTCTTTGGGTCACACACAAGGGTAAAGATTTAGAGCCCTTAACTACTACCTTGCTTGAGCAGCGTCTGCCCAAATGGCGTGAAGAGTCTGGCGTCCCTGAATATTTCGTACAAAAAACCTCCGAGACTTTTCTGTTAGCACCTATCCCAGCTGACACCCTCGTAGGTAGCACGATCGTTAGAGCTGTCCTTAGACCAACGCACACGAGTACAGCCTGCGATAACGATGTTATGAACGACTATCGAGACACGATCGTCAATGGCGCTCTATTCCGGTTACTAAGAATCCCAAACAAAGACTGGTCGGACCTACAGAGCGCGTCAATTTATGGCCAGTTATTTAATCAAGGTGTCACTGATGCAGAGCGCAGGTCGCGTAATGCAGACACCGCAGTTCGCAGGAGCGTGAAATATGGCGGTATGTCAGGACCTTGGCGCACAAGGCGTCGACGCTACGGCAACGGAGGATAAGCCGACTTTTGCCCAAGTGCGTGAAGAATGGGTTTGGGTAAAACGCGGTATTGAAGAGATTTTAGCTGAGCAACCTCAGCTTACGTTTAGACCAGAAGACGTATATGCGGCTTGTCTAAACGGGGAAGCCCACCTTTGGGTAGCACCAGAGGGCTTTGTAATCACCACCGCTGAGGTGGATGAGTTTACAGGGGCAAAGACATTTTTACTTTGGTTGGCATGGGCCAAGAACCGCGGACAAAGTTGCGCGATTAAGTACCTCCCGTTTTTTGCGGAGCTAGCCAGAGAGAACGGTTTCAAGAACATCGAAACCAGAACACCTGTAACGGCTTTAGAAGATTACTTTTTAGCTGAAGGCTGGAAGAAAGATACGGTCATTTACACGAGAGAACTGTAATGGGTAGCAAACCAAAGAAACAAGACTACAAACCATCTGCCGCAGAAATCGCGTCGGCGGCGGTAGCTAAAGCTGAGAAGGACTACTTCAACGCTAAATACGACCCGCTGTTGCAAAAGATGCGAGACGAGTCTCTGACTGAAAGGGTCGATAAAACTCTACGTGCGCGTGCAAACGCCGACACCATGCAGACATTGGCGGCACAAGCTGATTATGACCTTGCGGCGTCGGGTTCAGACGGTGGCGATTTAGCACAAGCGTATCAAGCTCAATTAGCACAGGCTGATCAGGCTGCAATAGATATTCGAAATAAGAAGCAGCTTGGCGTACTCGGTGTTGCTCGAGGGCAAGCTGGAGACGCACAGAGTGGTATGAGTGCCGCGGCAAACATGGGTGCATCTAGAGTATTGACTCAAGCTAAGGCTAAGCAAACAGAACGCGCTGCGAAAACAGCGGCACTTGGACAGATTGCTACTTCTGCAATCGTGCAGGGTGCGAAGAACATGAAGACCCGAGGTAAAGACGCTAAAGGTAACGAGGTAAAAGGCTCATTCTTCTCTCCGGTTAATAAAGACGGGACAAAAGTCCAAGGCTTCGGTAATCGTTTAAGTCACACCGATTATTTCGGTACCAACCCACTACCTGAATAAGGAGCATCGATATGTCATATAACGCTCTTGGAAATTATCGAGGTTACGGAAATTACCGTGGACAGGACTACGTTGGTAGCCTGCAAACCGTAACGGACCCCGATAAAACTTACGCCCAGATGACTCGTGATGACTACAACAGGTATGTACAGGAGTATCGGCCGTTTGAAGAGAAGCTCTTAGAGCAGGCGCAGACTGACACTACCCTTATAGATTCCGCAAAGGAAAACTCGGAAATTGCGCAAGGCTTAATGTCGGGAGTCGTAGCACGTAATGCTGCGCGCTACGGAACTAATCTAACACCTATGCAACTCCAAGAGCAGGCGCGTAGCTTGGATCGAGCAAATACTCTTGGTGCAGCTCAATCAATAAACGACGCGCGAATCGCTCAGAAAGAAGTAAACCAAGCGGCTATTGCTGACCTTGTAAACATTGGACAAGGAGTCAATCGCTCTTCCTTGAGCCAGATGCAGGGAGCGGCTCAATCAGCCACCCAGCGTAAGAACGCGTACGACCAAGCGAAGGCTGCTTCTAAAGCACAAACTTACAGCACGATCGGCGGCTTAGCGTCTGCCGCGATCTTTGCGTTCGCATTCTAAGGTAACTCAATATGTCAGTATGGGACGGAACACTAGCAGCACTAACGACGGCGAAAAACGTTTCTGATCAGCAGTACAACAGAAACCGTCAGAGAGTTTCTCTTGGTATTGCTCGAGAGCAACAAGATATCTTGAATCAACAACATCTAAATGAGCAGAGAGTTGTTGATGCTCAATCAACAATCGGAAAGGTTGATGCTTACCTTGGTGCGCGAACAACAGCTTGGAATCAGACTGACTCTGACAAACTCATCGATGGGCGTATGGATATTGTTGTCGATATGTTCAACAACTCGCCCACGGCTCAATCTATTTTAAGAAGTGAGCTTGATGACGGTACTAAAGTTCCCGCAAAGATTACTCGATTTATCGACAACGGTAACGGCACGTACGGCGCTATGGTTATGTTGGAAGGCGCTCGAGAAGAGGTTCCACTAACAGAAGCCCGAAATGCAGACGGCCAATCAATGGCTGTAGTGTTTGATAGAGAAGACCTCAAAAAACACGTCACCTCACGCTACCAAGAAGCTGTTGCCCTAGGTGGAAATGAAAACACCGCAACCATGATGAGTAGCAGAGAGGCGTTACAGGCGCTCGAAGCTAAGCAAGCGGTCCTCGATGCAGCTACGGTTCAGATTAGTAAGCAGAGTGATTTGTCTGCTTTTGCGTCAGAGATTGACAAGATTGACGTGGAGGAGCCAGGGGCTCTAGAGGCTTTGCTGGGTGCTTACAAAGCTATCGGTGGAAATGAGAAAGAGTTAAGAGAGACTTCAGAAGCTAATGCACTTGAAGCGTGGAAGAAAGCAAATCCCCCACAAAAAGGCGCTGAAGAAGGTGATCAATATCCTGCTGGATCATTGGCACAGAGACTTACTGATTCAGGGCTTACAAAAGAACGTTGGAATGAGCTGAGCCAAGAAGAAAAAGACATCGTCGTTGATCGCTTAAACAGCGGTCAGGACCTTAGCAGAATATGGGATGCGACAGCTGGCCGCATAGCAGCCAGCACCAGCGATATAATGAGCGCACCTGGGAAAGCGATCGGTAGCGCTTACGATAGCTTTAAAACAAGCGGCGTCGGCAGATTCTTCGGAATGTCTGATATTGACGAGTTTGCGAAAGACTCACCTAACTACGATGAGGCTAAAGAGGCTAACGAAGCTGAGATCGATCAGCAGCGCGTACCTGTTACCGCAGACCGCGTTACTCAAATGTTTGAAGGTTCACCTGAAGAACCATCTCAGGGAGGCCAAGTACCGAAAGGGACTGGCGTTAGCGGCCGACAGGTTACCTACAATGATCCTGTAATTGCTCCACCACCATTCGAGCTCACAGCAGAGAATGTTAAACAGGCAATTCTTAGCCAGACCACTGAGCCAACTGAAGAACAGAAGCAAGGTATTAAGACGTTCTTGCAGAATCGCGGCATAGATACCGAGGCACAGTTGGAAGAAGCCGTTAAAAAAGGTGAAGTTAATCGCGGCGAGCTGGAAATGATGGCTTGGGTGTTAGGCTCAACAGCTGAAGGATCAACGAAAGAAAAGGCGGCGTTAGCACAGAAGATCGAAAACTTAGCGTTCCGCGGCGATCAATCCGTTGGCAAATTACAACAAGCTCAGTTGGATTCTGCGAGAGCGCAAGGTGAAGCGGCACTGCGAACCGCTCAAGTTAAGCGCGATGAACTGAACTTTAAGTTGCAAAAGTTTGATATCGAGGCAATCCCCGCAATTCTTGAAGCAGGTGATGCCTCCCTCGAGAAGGTTTACGCCATCACGGGCGCTAAAGTTGATGGTGAGTGGAGTACCGAAGGGTTCAAGGGTAATTATGACGAAGCCGCCCTGAAGATTGGCCGAGAGATCTCTGCTTTCATACCTAAGATTAAGCTCGCACAAGGCGGTACATCTGGTGCGGCTGGTATGCAGTACCTCAATTTAATGCTCGACCAATACCTACAGGCCAAAGTGAATTCAGATGTAGGCCAATTTGGTGAGAAATACGCTGATTTTTTCCGAAAAGACGCAGATGGGTCGTTCTCGTTTGACCTCTCCGCTGTACGAATTGGTCAGGTGAAAAACGGCAAACCCTCAGTTATCTCTTACGTGGATCAGGAAGGCGTACGTAGTGAGTCCGTGAACATCGAAGACCTACAAAAGGACTCCAAGATCGTTGCGAATTTGCTCGTTAAGGCGGCGTTGGCAAACGAAGAGTTATCTAAACAAGCCACTAAATAGAAGGTAACTGCGTGTCGAATCTCGGAGTCCGTAACAATAACTGGCTAAACATCCGCTACAACCCAGCTAATGATTGGCAAGGTCAGACTGGTGGAGACGATAACAACTACGCGATTTTTGATGATCCCGTAAGCGGTTTGCGTGCGGCTGACATAGTTCTAAAGAACTACGGAGCCAAGCACGGTATCGATAACCTGAATGAAGCGATCTTTAGATTCGCCCCTCCTGAAGATAACAACCCTACGCCCGCCTACGCTAAGTTTGTAGCAGACAAGATGGGTATCAATCCTGATGACAAGATTGATCTAAGTGACCCTGATGTCCGCGAAAGAATGATTTCGGCGATGGTACAGTTTGAAACTCCAGATGCTACGAGCTTGTACTCCCCTGCCTTAATGTCTCAAGCGCGGGGTTTAAGTAATACCAGTACTAATAAACCTGCTACTGAAGAAGACGCAATAGCTAAGTTTTTTGGTCCTCAGATCAAAAGTGCGGGAGATACAGCGGCGCAAGATTGGGTAGCGCAATTTGTAAATGCACCAGCTCCAAAAGCTCCTGTGCCTACCACGCAAGCTGTTAATCAAGCGGCGTACAACACGGGTACGACTTCGACAGATGCCGCATTGATGGGTGACATCTACTCTATGGGAGCAACAGGAGGCGTTACAGCTGACAACGTCGACCAAGTTGCATCTACTCCGATCGGCCCAACGGGTACCACCGACTTAATAACTACGTTCCGTCGGGGTATGGCGCAAGGCGCTGAGCAAACACTTTCGGATTTTGCATATTTCGGGGCAGCGATTGACGCCCTGCAGGGAGACGAAGCCGAGTTAGCAGATTCTATTGAGAACGCCCGTATCTCAGAGGAGTTTGCGGGCATACCGCTAGCTGGGATGGAAACGTTTGGAGAATTTTTAGACTCACCAACAGTTGGAGGCTTTTTAGATCAAGTTTCTGCTGGCACAGGTCAGCTAGTTCCAAGCGTAGTTAGCTCGATATCTGGTGCTGGCGTCGGCTCTTTGGCAATGCTGTTTGGTAAAGAGGCGCTCCAAGGAGTAAGCAAGCGGGCTGTAAAGAACATTGTTCAAGATTCTGTAGAAGCAACTGCTAAGAAACAGGCCACGCCAGATCAACAGAAGATTGCTCAAGCCGCGTACGAAGCCTTGCAAGAAGCACACGTTATCTCGCGAGACAGGTTTTTACGTAATCGTTTGATGAAACGCGGTGCCCTTGGTGGTGCTGGAGCCTCTGAATTTGCCCCACTAACAGGTTCTAACGTTGGTGAGGCTTTGGAGTCCGGACGCGAACTAGATCGAGCAAACGCCTTGCGTGCAATGGGCGTGGCAGTTCCACAAGCAGCGATTGGTGTCTTGGGTGAAGCAGGTTTAGTTAGCCTTATACGTAACCAAGCTGCTAAAAAATCCACTGGCCCAGATTCAGTAATGGGTCGATTAGCTACTTCATTCGGTGGGCAGTTTGTAAAAGGTGGTGCTCTTGAGGGCACTGCTGAACTCGCACAAGAAGAGTTAGCAATCCGCAACCGCATGTCTATGGACGATACGTTCACGGACGCAGACGCAAACCTCCGTAGATTAAATGCAGGGTTTGTAGGTTTCTTTGGGGCTGGTTCTTTAGCTGGTAGTACTGGCCTTGCGAGGCAGACGTTAGCTGAAGTTGGCAACAGTAATATTGTTGGTGCGGGAGCACAGGTCGTAGAAAAAGCCGCAAATATGGTCGACTCCATTAAGGAGACGATGACGCGAGCACAAACGACTGCAGAAACTGCTGACGTAGATCCAGATCAAACTTCTCAAGAATCCGAACAAGACATTAATGCGCAGCTACGAGCCATGCTCAATAAAAGTAGCTCCAAAGAAGCGGTATGGATTGCAGGTACTGAGCCTGACTCTCGTTACGCGACACGTACTACCCCGAGAGCCATTACGATTAATGGTGAAGTTGCATACGCAGCTTTTGTACCAGGGCGCGGAACGATCATTTCTCAAGACATAGATGTCGTTAGAAATGTTGTTAAAGGGCAAGCATCTGATTCAGTGCTTGCATCTGCCTTGGGGTACAGCAACGCAAAAACTGGTCAAGAGACACACGTTTATCGCGTATATGACGAAGATGGTGGGATTGTTTCTGAAGAAGCAGTGACGCTTGATCCGGAAGCCGTTAAAGCGGCTAAAAGTGCAGCTGAAAACATTATGCCTGATGGCGGCCGTGTTGAGTTTATGTCTATCGAAGAGGCAATGGCTGATCGCGCACGCCGAGCAGATCCAGATATCCGTTTCATGGAGGATGAAGATGCCGACATCATGGAACAAGACCAAGATACAAATGAGCAAGTCGGTGACAACGAGTTTGAATCAGAGGTACGCGTTCATACTTTCGTTAAGAACGGGAAGGTATTTGAAAACTATCAGGGAGTAGACGGCGACAATACTTTCGAAGGGATTGACGAAGCCCGTGAGAACTACAAGAGCATGTTTGGTGAAACGGACTTCAGCAACCCCCTGAATGCTCGCATGAGCAAGAGCCTGCTGAATACCGCTACCAAGCTCCAACAAGCCAATCCAGATCAAGTAGTAACGGTTCGCCCAAATGCAGATGGCACGTTCCGCATTGAAATTGAAACCACTCCTGAAACCCAGATGGTTAGATTTCGAGACGGTAAAGGCAACGAACAAGAACTATCTATATTGCAGTTCCTTACCCGCTCTCTGAACAAGGCGGCACAAAGCCTACCCAAATTCAGAACGGTTAATGTAAAAGCTCCTGATCGAGAGAAAGCAGTAGCAGTAAACCCTGTTGACCTTATGAACTCAGGACGCCGTATCGTCGAGTCTAACGATCCAGCAAGCGGGTTTATGGGCGGCGGCGCATTTCAGTCTTCTCAGCAAGGCATCCTTGCAATGCTTGCGGAGCTACAAATGCGTGGCTATGAGGTAGATATTCAGGGTGTCCCGCTCTCAGACATCATGGAAGCTCTGAATAGCGGTAAGGATTTGGATGACGCGTACGGTAATATCGTCCTTGCATTTGATAGTGGTGGTAAGCCGATTCGGCTGAAGTCGCTTCTAAAGAACTATGTCCCTGGCAAACCTGACCAGCGACCCACGCAGTTTATTCGAAACCTCAAACTCTTAGGCCAACCATTCGTCATAAAACTAGGCCGAAAGCTGGCTAGGACTCAGTCTATTTTCGTTGATGAAAGCGATATGCGGAAGATTCGTCCTCCGAAAGCAAAGACACAGGCTTTGTACGAGGCATACATTAAAGAGATCACGAAACTTGCCAGACAGGATTTAGATTTCATTATCGGCCAGCTGACTCCACAAGAGCGCACTGACCTAAAAGTAAACGAGTTGACCGAAGAAGACCTTGTCGAAGTAACTCCGAATTCGCCTGTACAGCAATCTCAAAGGTTAGTTACAGATGACTTCGGTAATGACGTACGAGTAGTCGAAACGTATGGGCAGCAACAGGAGTCAGGCGGTTTAGCTGGAATTAGCGGCGACGAAAAACCTAGCGAACTGATAGAAAAACTGCGTGCTCTTCCAGAAGACGAGATTGTCAGGATTGGTGAAAGCCTTGTCGAGCAAGGTTTATATGAGCTACCAGAAGTAGAGAAGCCAACAGAAAGACGCGATCTGACCCCTAACCAAGGGCCATTTGATTCATTTGATGAGCGCAGAAGTAGCCCTAACCCTACACCTCTAGAAGCAGGTCGTTCTGGGCCATTCGATAATGTTGAACTAGAAAAAGACCCCGAGACCGAAAATAGCCCACTGGCTCGCGCGCACTTACAACAGATAACAAGGCTACTTACCAAGCCAGAAGCGGGCACTCGTGTCCGCGATAACATTAGACGTATTCAGGTTATTGATGTCTTCCCAGAGCCGCGTCTTATGACGCGAGAAGAAGCTCAAGTGTTAGAACAAGAGCAAGGTGACCCGCTTGAGCCATATGACATGGCTGAAAACAATGCGCGTACGGAAGATGGTATCCCCCTCACTACATTGAATATTGAAGATGAGCGCAATGTAAACAGCACTCAAAACAGGCCGCTGGGTCGAGCTCCAACAACGGGGCCAGAGAGTGAGAGAAAGCCGAAGCCAAAATTAAACCTTGTGGGGGCTGTTACTTTCCCATTTGAAGGTGTGAGCGAAACAGTTAGTGCCCTGACAAGGCGTTTGTCTCGCAAAATCAAACTCCAGACACCTATTGCAGTAATAGGTCTCAAAGGCTTCCAAGCTGCCACACGCGACCAGATTGCGGCTTTGATACCAGCGAAACAAAAGAAGACCGCAAACGGCAAGATCGCGATGAAAGCGTTAGAAACGCTTGATCTAACCGATAAAAAAGCGGTCGGCGCGTTTATTCGTAAAGCTGAAAAAGACGGCTTACTCGATAAGAGTTATGCCGCACAGGTTCGTAAAGTTAAGAGTGACGCAGTATTAGGTCACTCTGCAGTTAGACGCGCGGCGTACGAAGCACTTGCGCCGATTACTAACTCAACACTTGTGGCTGAAAAACTAGCTAATCACTTCGTAGACTCGTTCAGTAAGCCAAACCGAAAAGGCTTTTTTAAAGGCTTTGAAGGTGGCGGCGTAGTCATGGTGAATGACTTACACGTTACTAACGAAGCAGCTCAAGCTATGGCCGCGGCTCATGAGATTGGCCACGCAGTCTTTCGCGAAGAGTTAAATGGGACACTGCAAAACCCAGCAATTCTAGGACGACTGTCAGAACGCTTTATTCGCGATAGAGCTAAGAAAGGTGCGACAAAACAGTACGAAGGTAAAAACGGTTTCGAAGAGTGGTACGCAGACCAAATAGCTGCGTGGATCAAGAAAGATATGACTAAAGACAAGCGTGGTGCTAAGAACGCTGTCGATAGCCACTTTAAGAGAGTCGCGAATCGCTTTAAGCAGTTATGGCGCGATGTGAAAAACAGCGCGATCTTCCGTCGAACAAATACGGTGGCCCCTGAGTTTAGTACTTACATGGACTCAGTTATGGAGACCCGTGAAGGTACGCGTGAGGTAGTTGCTAACCCGATCTATGATGACGATGGAAATATGGTCGGCTCTGCGTCAGCAATGGGAGCGGCACAGCCTACCACTGAACAAACCCAAGAGCAGAGGGATGAGCTTGCCAGACAAGGCGCACAAACCGCTCGCCGCCGTAAGCAAGCCAAGAAAAACTTTACCCCTAGAGATGAGGATGGCCTGTTAGCTGCTATCGCCGCTCGAGGCGGGATAAGCCGTGAGTCGGTTGAAAGAGATGGTTTAAGAGATTATTACCGAGAGCGCGTTGGTAGCAAGTTTGTGTTTACTAATAACGGCTTGTCTATTGACGACATGTTTACCGCGTTGCAAGAAGCTGGTTGGTATAACCAGAACCCTGAAGGCGCACCAAACACGCAAGGTGCGAATGACTTGTTATCGGACTTGGTAGACGCTCTACAACAAGGGCAAGAAAATCCTTTCTATACCCCGTTGAAATCAGACCTCGACCCTCGTTTTGAAGAGCGTATGGAAGCTGAGTACCAAGCAGCTACAGGCGGCGGTCAAGGAGGCGGAACTCCACCTCCACCCCCACCTAACACTGACGGTATGCCAGAGCCTGACGAGCCTCCGTTCGAGCAGAAAGCGTTTGTTAAAGCTATTAAAGAGCAGATCAATATTGAGACTGGTGCCGCCGCGCGCGAGGCAGAGTTTAGAAAGTTCATGGAGAACATAGGCCGAGACTTCTTGAACGATAACCCTTGGGCAACTCAGATACTGGGAATTATAAGAACCGCAGACGGCATGCTTCGCATGGTTGGTGGTGATGAGTTAGCAGACCTTTTTTACGTAAGATCTTTTGACAGAAGCGGAATGGGCTTTGCGCAAGCAAGACAGTTAGCGCGGGATAAGTGGCGCGCTGGTCTATTCGAGGTTTTGGGTAAAGATTGGACTACTGACGAAGTACAAGATGCTCTGAAAGAAGCGCAAAGCAGTACCCCCACTGGTGAACTTAAAAATCCGAAAGCCGTCGCAATCAGAAATTATTTGCAACGTATGCATGAGGACTACATAGCGCCATCTAATTCAGAGATCGACTTCCGCGAGAACTACTTCCCAGTACTCCTCGAGCTCGCGGAAATTGCCGCTGACCCAGATACATTTATAGAAATGGTCGTCGAAGCGAACAATGCTGCTGGCGTCGAAACTGACATGAAAGCATTGAAAAAGTCAGTCAACCGCCTTGTGAAATACCAAGCAGTTGTTGATCAGGGTGGCACTCCGGAAAGCGAAGACATACTTGACCCTGGGGCTGTTGCTGAAGCCTCACTTGAGCTAACTAAAAACGTAGATAGAGGGTTGTTGCGCGATACCGGATATCTGATGGACCCAGAAGTAGCGTTAATGAAATACGTGGATAACGTTACTAAGCGCGTTGAATGGAACAGAGCAATGAAAGGCCCTAACGGCGAAGACAAGCTAGGGGCTTTCCTTGAAGAAATGACGCCGCGCGAGAGGGAAGTAGCTCAATCCGTGATAAATGCCTATGTAGGTAACGTTACTCATTTATCGCCATTTTGGCGAAAGACAAATAGTTATTTGGCAACCATGAACCTTGTAACTCTACTGCCATTCGCCACGTTAGCCTCGATACCTGACTTTGCTGGCTCTATTGTGCAGACCAGAGAGTTCAAAGGTTTTGGTATGGCCGCTAAAGAGATAGTGAATCAGATCCAAAACAGGGAGCAAGCCAAACGACTCGCAAATGATATTGGCGTGGTAATGCCAGAAGCGGCGGCAAACGCGTGGATGTCACAAGCCGATAGCGACATGCTTGATCCGACGGCTCGTCAGGCCACCGACAAGTTTTTCCAATGGACGGGCCTACAGTTTTTAACAACGTTGTCGCGCGAGTTTTCAACTGGAATGGGTAAGCAGTTCTTGATTGAACATGCATACCATCCGACTGAGCGTTCAGAAAGATATCTTAGGCAAATGGGTGTTACTGCTGAACAAGTGCGCGCTTGGAACGAAGGCGATCAATCTTTTACTACGGAAGAGGGCGAGGCAGTCAGAGCGGCGCTTCAACGGTTCGTTGAAAGCTCTGTATTACGCCCCAATGCAGGCGAGCGCCCCATATGGGCCTCAGATCCGCGCTTTGCGCTAGTGTGGCAGTTAAAGTCATTCATCTATGCATTTAACAAAGTAATTCTCGACGGCGTAATGCGCGAAGCACATACAAGAACTTTTGAAGGAAAAGGCTTTGTTGCGGCAATGGGCCCATTAATGGTTCTCACAATGGCGGCGTTTATGCCTCTTGCGGCTCTTGGATTAGAACTACGTGAGTACGCAAAAGTGGGACTTTCTTTTGCACTACCAGGGATTGACGGCAGCTTTAGGTATTTACGGTCGGATCAAATGGATTATGGCACCTATTTCCTAGAGTTATTTAGCAGAGCTGGTTTGGATGGCCCTCTTGGAATGCTGACTATGGCTCAGCGTTCTGGTGATTGGGGCGGCTCAGCACTAGCAACATTGCTCGGCCCAACAGCTGAGCTTGTAGATAAAACGTTACGAGACGGCCCATTAGATGGCGCATGGACTCGTATGAACTCACCGCAAGAACAAGCTGGCGTCATATTAGGCGTTGGAGCGATCGCGAGGACCGTACTATGAGCATATTTAGCGCATTACTTGGCCCAGTAGCGGATTTGGGCAAAACATATCTCAGCAATAAAGCGGCTGAGAAGCAGGCAAAGCATGAAGCCAAAATGAACATTATCCAGAACGATGCAGACTGGGAAACAAAGATGGCGGATGCCTCAAATAACAGTCTTAAAGATGAGTTTTGGACTATAATATTAGCTATACCAATATTCATGGTAGGGTACGCAATAATTGCTGACGACATGACTGTAATTGATCGTGTCCAGCAGGCATTTGCAACGCTTGGCGAGCTACCTGAGTGGTATCAATACCTTCTATTTATCGCGATCTCTAGTTCTTTCGGAATCAAGGGCGCATCAAAGCTAATGGGAATGCGCAAATGACCGACCCAGAAACAAACCGACGGTTCGACCGTCTTGAAGTAAAGATCGACAAGCTAACTGAAGTGCTAACCAACGTAGCTCGTGTTGAAGAGAAGCTCATTGGTACAGACGCGCGCCTGAAACGTCATGAGCATCGTCTCGATGAGAACGAGAAGAAGATCGAAGAGGTCGAAGGTCAAGTCAGGACTAACAGTCAGGTCGTGAAAGTAGGTCAGGGAATCGTAGCGTCTGTATGGGCCGCCTTGGTTGGCGCAATTGTTTACATGTTTAGGGAATAGTGATGTTTAAGTACTTCAAAATTACTGACTTCGACTGCCAAGAGACTGGTGAGAACCAGATGTCGGAGGCGTTTATACACCGTCTAGACGAGCTGAGAGAAGCCTGTGGTTTCCCGTTCTACATAACTAGTGGATACAGGTCGCCCAACCACAGTATCGAGAAGGCCAAGTCAAAACCAGGAATGCACAGTACTGGGCTGGCCGCTGACATAGCTGTACAAGGCGGCGTGCAGCGCAGGTTGCTTATTGAAAAGGCGCTTGAGCTGGGCTTCGGGGGCGTCGGTGCCGCTAAAGGCTTTGTTCATGTAGATATTAGGGAGTCTACTCCGGTTCTCTGGTGCTATTAGAGGTATACATTTATTAGCAGAGCTAATATAATCGAATAACTTATAGGTGTAGAAGATGGCGTATTCGCAAACTTTAAATCTTGTAGCAGGTGACACCCTGCCTGAGCTGACTTTCAGTTTGAAAGACAGTTCTGCTGCTGCCAGTGGCAAAACGCTAGATGAGAACGATAGTTCTACATGGGCACCAATCAATATAACGGGTGGCTCTGTGAAGCTACGCATACGCGAGCTGGGCAGTACTGAAGTTAAGTCCACTTTGACTTGCACTATTACGGACGGTGCAAACGGAAAGGTCGCCACTAATTTTCCTACTGGGACGCTAGATAAAGCAGGCACCTTTGAGGGCGAGCTTGAGATGACATTCGCGTCTGGTGGCATTCAGACCGTTTACGACTTGATCAAGCTAAAAGTACGGGGCGATTTTGACTAATGGCGGCAACTACTGACGTTACTTATGTCCTGATAAAGGCAAACGCGTCATACGTTGACATGACGGCCACCGACATCATTTTAGATGCATACCCGATTAATCAGTGGCCAGAAGATACGTTTAGCTTTTCAGATGTGGCGGCGCTTGAGGCACAAAAAACTACGTTAGACAGCTTAGGTTTCAGCGATGAGCAGGTAAAAGCTGTAGCTAAGGCCGCGGCAGATAGCGTCGGATTTAGCGACACAGTTTCTCTATTGCTCATTATCGAAAGGGCATTTTCAGATTCGGTCGCAGTAAGCGACGTATCGGTCATAGCTCTGGACAAAGGGTTGACCGAGGCAGTCAGCTTATCGGAAAGCCAGCAAAAAGCTGTGTCGCTAGGTAAAGCAGACGGTATATCGATAAGCGATACATACAGCAGTGTATTTGCGAAGCCAGTAGCTGAGTCTTTTACAGCTACTGACTCCTTTGGGCGTGTTGCGACCTACGCCAGAAGTTTCACAGACGCGTTTGGTTTAGACGAGTTGGTGAGCGTGACCCCTAACTGGGGTGTGGAAAAAACTAACGTCGTGTCTTTTACAGACAGCTTTAGTTACGAAATCAGGGCAGGTCATAACGCGGTGTTGAATGCTTCAGCACTAAATACTTACACACTTAATTCATAGGATAAAACCATGATTAACGAAGAGTTAAAACTTACTGGCCATGTAACTGTGGCTGTTAACGACGAAGTCGTTCAAGAGATACCGAACCTTGTGGTAACCGCAGGTAAGGGCTACGTAGCAAGTCGAATGAAAGACACAACTGACGGCGCGATGAGTCACATGGCTGTTGGTACTAGCAGCACTGCAGCTGCGGCTGGTGATACTGCACTGGGCACAGAGTCTGGCCGCGTAGCACTAACCTCGACCACTGTCAGCAATAACGTCATTACTTACGTTGCAACCTTTCCAGCTGGTACAGCGACAGCTGCATTGACCGAAGCGGGCATCCTCAATGCTTCCAGTGGCGGCACCATGCTTTGCCGCACCGTTTTTGCAACTGTGAACAAAGGTTCGTCGGACGCGATGACCATCACGTGGGCAGTAACCGCTTCGTAAGAGAGGTTTAGATGTCAGTTTTATTTTTAAACAACGCGAGCACTACCTTATCAGCGGGCGTTGGAGACTCTGCCACATCTATTACAGTGGCTGATGGGTCTGTTTTCCCATCGCCTTCTGGTAGCGACTACTTTTATCTAACGCTAGAAGTAGACAGTGACCCTACACTGAAAGAGATCGTTAAGTGTACGGCTCGGAGTGGCAACACGCTGACGATTACCAGGGGGCAAGACAACACCTCTGCGCGCACGTTTAGCACTGCTGATAAAGCAGAGATTCGACTGACTGCAGCTGGGTTGAATGATGTTGCTACTCAAGCCGACACCGATACAACTTACTCTGTGGGCGATGGCGGTCTGACTCAGAACAATTTCACTGATGCTTTGAAGACGAAGCTCGATGGGATTGAAGCAAGCGCTACTGCTGACCAAACAGCGGCAGAGATTAGAGCTTTAGTCGAAAGTGCCAGTGACTCAAATGTGTTTACTGATGCAGATCATACGAAGCTCAATAATGCGGGAACACAATCTGTTGTCACTACGGCTCCTACCAGCGCAAGTGGCTTTGCTAACGGACATATCTGGTATGTAGTGAGCTAAGGGCCAGCCATGTCTATCAAAGTTAACGACAGTGGCACCCTAAAAGAGCCTACCCAAATCTTTGCGAAAGGAGATTCGGGTACGCTTTATGGCGTTAACTATGTTGTAGCTAACAATAACGGTACGTTAACAACTGTTTGGAACGCGATTTATACGACTAGTCGCAACACCTCGACAGCTTTTTCTACGGTTACTTCATTTGATACTACGACTACGTATACCACTACGTTTGCTACGGGTACGTCTCGCGCTACTACGACTAGCTATACCACTTCGTACAACACGAGCCGTGCTACAGGGACATCGAGATCAACTACGACCTCGTACAACACGAGCCGTACGACTTCTCACAACACTACAACCTCGTACAACACTAGCCGCGCAACAGGGACAAGCCGAAGCACGACTACCACTTGGAATACTACTTTCCAGACTGCTCGTAGCACTAGCAAATCAACGACTACTAGCTGGACAACCTATTACAACACTACAAGATCCACTAGCAAATCAACGACCACTAGTTGGAATACGTCCTATACGACATATTGGTCTAGCACTACCAGAGAGCCTAGCTCAGGGTATAACTACACAGTTGGGGTGTATAACTGGGTACGACTTTCGACAACCGCAAATATTTACTGGGGTGGCTCATCAATAGTTGTGTCAACAGGGGTAACCGCAACCTCTGTCACCAGTGGCGGGTGGACGTACTATCGGGGTGTGACTCAGACGACTGCCTACAATACTAGTAGCGCAAGCCTTTACCGCCAAAAAACTAACAGCCATTCTCGATCAACATCTCGCGGAACTAGCAGATCGACTACCACTAGTTGGACGACTGTTTGGCAGACATCGAAGGGCACTAGCAGATCAACGACTACTACTTGGACTACATACTGGAACACATCGCGTTCAACGAATAGATCAACGGTAACCTCATACAACACCACGACTACGTTTGGCACCAGCAAGTCCACGAGTACGTCTTACACGACTACGTTTGGCACAAGCCACGACACAACGACCTCGTTTGACACTACGACTACGTTTGGCACGTCACACGGCACTAGTCACGATACGACTACTGCGTTTAACACTGACACTACGCGATCTACTAGTCATGAAACTGGCACTAGTCGATCAACGACCACGAGCCGCGATACATCAACCGTGGTTTACGAACGCTTAACCGCGACCGGAAATCAGACTGAAGTGACCAGCGGCAGCGCACACAACGCGAGCTACTGGGATGGCTCTCAGTGGACGGAGGACTAATGGACTTCAGAGAGATTAACGGGAAGTTGGAGAACGCTCTGGAAATAATTATGGAGCACTTCAGCGAAACAGAAGATCGAATATCAGCCCTCGAGGAAGAGGTGGAGAGACTTAGGAATGACCTTGAAGAAGCTCGCAGATAAAGACGAACTGGGTAACCCAGTTGCCCACTTCTTTAAATCTGGAAATGTTTTACGGAGCAGAGACAACGACCAGTTAACACAGTTGAAGTCTTTAGTTCCAGAGAAGTGGATTAACGATACGAAAGTCGAGTACGACGTTTGGTATGACTTTCCAAGTGATCAACGCATTCATGGGTATGTGTACACGGATGTACTAACTCAGTTTTTGTACATCAGGGTTGCAAGCCGTATGTGGGCAACCGAGGCCATGAAGCGTGCTGTGAAGACCGACATTACAGAAGAAGGTGAACGGCTTTTCTCTGAAATGGCGAATAACTGTGGAGATAAGTACCGGCTGAGAAAGAAAGGTTTGGCATACGAATACGTCATTTTTCTTGCTGGTACGAACATTCTCGACAAGGTTACTGATTGGAAAAAAGTAGATGAGGCGGTCGCCCAGGGTGCGAAATTGAAGTGCCACCCACTTACAGCGGCATCAGCTTATGAGCATCTTGTACACAAGTACGGTGATGCGGTGATTGAGAAGAAGGTGTCGGGGCACGAGTTGTTGAATAACGCTCAGATTGTCGGCTGTTGTGAGAACTCTGAGATGGGTATTGCGGCGTTAGCCAAAGGCAAGACCGTTTACAGTTTTAGTAAAGACGACCAGTGGTGCACGTACAGCGCGATATACAGAGCCCTATTGGACAAAGGCCAATTAAGTGCAGACAAGCTAAAGGCTATTTTGTCTTGCAAGGACTCGGGGCTTATCCCCGCGAATATCGAGTATCCGCAAGAGCGGATAAATCGATTCTTTTTCCAATACGGTCAGGAGGAACACGTTGCGCCTAGGAATTTTGGTAATCGAGTGCAATCACTTAACCGCGCTAACGGTTAATAGCATTCGACAAAACATGCCTGATTGGGACTACAAGGTAGTTAGTTACGAAGGCGGATTTATACCAACAGCTTTGCGGCACGCCGACGAGCTTTGTTTGGTGGTTAAAAGCGGGGTCATCTTGGACATTCAAGATGGTGATTTGCCTAAGCAGGAGCTGCTCGAGAGGTACGACATTTGTGTAAGTCGATCCGCAGTGTTTGCTGATAACAGGTCCAACAGCCATGTGTATGGCTTGATCGGGAGCAAACTCAACAAAAAGGTTTTGGATTTGTCGATCTTTTTGATCAACCCAAAGCGATGGGTGAGGGTGCCCAAGACAGACAAGGGTGTTTTGGCGCGGGTTAAACGTCTACGTATGCCGCGCCATATGAACCACAAAAGTGATCCGATTGTTGCGAAAGCAATTAGCGCAAAAGTGGCAATGGATTACGGGATGCTCGCAGAGCAAGCATCCGTATTTAACTATGTAGACGTGTTTGAAAGAGGAGCAGCAAACGGTAACGAGATGTTTGCTTATGCCTTGGAAAAAGCGTTGCCATTTTCAGAAGGTCTTATAGGCGTACAGGAACTGGCATCAAAAACTGCTGAGCGGGCTTCGAAGTTGAGAGTCGGCTTGGCTAAATGTTTACCTTTACAGGACCAGTGAAATGCACATTGACTACGCCGCGACCCTAGTCGCACTAAAGACAATCCCAGAGCAGGACGGCAAAACAGACATTTGCAAGGTTGTTCGGTGGGAGATCAACTTTTTTGAAACTACCTACCCCGAACAAGTTTGGAGCGTTGCGGGAGTGGAGACTATTTTAGACACCGATGCTTTGTCTGATAGCTTCATAGCGTTTGCTGATCTCACCCAACAGCAGATATTGCAGATGGCTTTAGATCATCAAGGAGGCGATTCGTTTTTGGACGAGTTGTTGCCTTATCACGAAGCAGAATTGCAGAAAAAAATGTCACTAAAAGACGTTGAAGAAAAAGACGTTTCTGAAATTCAGGAGCAATAGCATGATTAAGGTTGGGCCAAGAAACCTAAATCCTGCCATACAGGCGACTTGGAATGGGCATTCTGACGGCAGAGATGACATATACGTCGACAAACAAATAGTTCGCCAAGACTACCCCATGAAATCCAGTGAGGGGGAAGTGCTTTGCTCCAAGGTAAAGTCAGCCTACCCAGACCACTCATTACCTTTTAGTCGCTACAACATAATAGGCGCATACGATGGGTATCGGGAGCCATATGAAAACTCAAGCATCAGCTTTTATGACATGTTTTCAAAACCCCCTTTTTCTTTAATAGAGAAATACGGCGTCTCCCAAACTACGACAAATCTAAAAGCCTGGTATGGCCTGAAGTTTGATCTCACCAAAGATGAAGTGCTGTTCAAGTGTGTCGTCAGAAACGTAGATGGCGATAAGCCTGAGTTGCCGAAGGGTATTGATCAGTTTTTTGCGACTACTCACAGCCCTGACAAAAGCATGTCCGATTGGGTTGATTACTATGTGGCGGGTGCTGACCCAGAAAAGATAAAGGCTTTTTGCGAAGCCAAAGGGTTGAAGTACCCATTCCCAGACGATTTGTCGCAGAGGGATGTGGAGAACATAGTGTGTTTCGGGTTCGTTTTTAACAAAGCCACATTGGAGTATGGAGTCGTAAAAGGCTACGCAAAACGCTACACGAGCTAAAGAGGTTTATATGAATCAAGTGATAGACGGCGCGGTCGTTAGGCGGGACTACCCAAGCGAAGCTCTACAACTTGCATTTAGTACAAGTTATCGGCAATCGAACCTAAAGAATTGGTACGGATTGAAGTTTGATTTAGAGGCAAATACTGTTCAGTTAAAGGTAGTTGTAAATGACTATGACGGCGAAAAACCCGAGCTTCCAGAAGGTTCTACGTTTTTTGCTATTACACACGCTCAAGACGGCACACGTTCAGACTTCATCGACGCTTACGTCCAAGCATCACCAGCTGTAATACAACAGTTTTGCGGCGATAAGGGGCTGCTATACCCGACTACTCCTGACGATTGTGATGAGATCATTTTCTGGGGGTTTGTGTTTAACAAAACCACGCTGGAGTATGGCCCTGTTAAAGGGTACGCACGGCACAACGTTGCTTCAGTCTTGTGGTAGAATATTAGCGAGGCTAATAATGGTTTATTTTAAACGAGACAGGTTCGCAGGCATTGCACCAGCAGTCAGTTCACGACTTTTGGCGGATCAGTTCGGCCAAATAGCGGAGAACATAGACTTCGAGTCTGGTCGGCTTGTAGCTACAAAAGGCAATGCCAACGAATTTGCGTTATCAAACTCTAATCGTCGAAGCGTCTACAAGTACGATTACGGTACTTCTAATTCTGTATGGCTACAGTGGAATGAAGAAGTAGAGGTGGTCCCTGGCCCAATACCAGGGGACATAACTGATCGCTTGTACTGGACAGGACAAAACTATCCACGAATAGGGTGGGCTTCCACCATTGTTAGTGGTTCGTCGTACCCACAAAATTCTTATCGGCTCGGGGTTCCCGCTCCAGCAGCCGCGCCTTCTATAACTATTTCTGGTACGGCGGACGAAGGTGTTTCACCAAACAGTGTGTCGTACGTCTATACGTACGTTACCGCTGATGGTCGCGAGGGTCCGCCTAGTGCGCCCTCGACTGTTACAGAAATGTCTGACGGTGAGACAGCCACTATTACGATGAATAATGAGACGTTTAGTAGTGGCCATAACTTAGGCACTGGTTCATACAAACGGCTATATAGATCCAACACAGGCTCGACCAACACGACGTTTCAGTATGTTGGAAATGTGGTTGTGCCCACTGGTGCGCTTAGCGGCAACACATATAGCGATATACCTATTGCAATTGAAACCGTTAATGACAATTCGGACGCTGCTACGTTAGGTGAAGTGTTACCTTCTGGCGGTTGGATTGGCCCACCGGATGATGATACCAGCCTGTACCCCGACGGTCAGTTGAAAGGCTTGATCCCCTTGGCACAAGGTGTAATGGCGGGTTTCACGGGTAAGCGTTTCTGCCTCAGCGAGCCATTCTTGCCTCATGCATGGCCGATCCAATATCGGATAACGACGGAAGAAGACATTGTAGCGATTGCGTCTACAGCTAACGGCGTTGCAGCACTGACTAATGGACAGCCTTACTTCATCACGGGCACCGAACCGAGTGCCATGACCGCGGTCCGCATAGATTTAGCGCAAGCCTGTGTTAACGAACACAGTGTGGTCGACATGGGTGACTACGTTCTTTATGCAGGGCCAGACGGTTTGTGCTCCGTGCAAAGCGCTTCGGGGTCCGTGGTCACTGAAGGTCAGATATCTGTAGAGCAGTGGAACGCCGACTTTAATCCAACCACTATTCGCGCCTTTAGGCACGAGGGTACGTATGTAGCGTTCCATTCTGGCGGTGGCTGGGTGTTCGATCCAAGAGGCGGTGAAGCGGCGCTTTCTACTTTGACCCTTTCAGCAGATGTACGCGGCGGTTATCGCAACCCTAAAGATGGCCAGCTTTACGTCATTGTGGGTAATGCTGTTCAGAAATATCGCGGCGGTACAGCGAGCCACACACTCAAGTTCAAGAGTAAAAAGTTTGTGACTCCTGCACCTGTGTCTATGGGTTGGGTCTCAGTCCACGCAAATGTTTACCCAGTAACAGTAAAGGTATACGGCGACGGCTCACTTGTTGCTCATTATGTACTTAGTAAATCAGGAGCAACATATACGCAGGCTACTACTGTGCCGAGCGGGATTAGTAATACCAGTTTGGTAGAGCCGATCATGCGTATGCCAGCGACGGTTGCTACTGAGTGGGAAGTCCAAGTCGAGGGCACTGATATCAATGAGTTCTGTCTTGCGCAGGGTATGGAGGAGATTCGTACCTCATGATCAAGAACCAACGCCCAACAAAAGTCCCAGGCATTCCAAAGCCACCCGCCGATGTTACCCCAGGGTTACGCGGCTGGCTTACATCTGTCGCTGAAGCACTTGAAATACGGTTAGGGCGTAGAGGAGATCCTAGAGACAGGGCGGTTACGCTTCGCGAATTGATTGAGAGTGGGCTCGCTAAAGATCTCGCAGCGCGCAACTTCGACCCTAATAACTTTGATGGTAGCGACACAGGGATTGGTCCGGTTACCGAGCCCCCTGATACGTCCGTTCCACCCGCACCAACTTCGATTTCGGTGGCCGCTGCATACAGCCAGATAATTCTTAGTTGGGATTACCCGACATACGCTAATCATTCGTTTACTGAAATATGGGCTCATAGTTCCGACGTTATAGGTGACGCTCAGCTAATAGGCGTAACAACAGGCCGTGTTTACATAGATCCAGTTGGCGAAAGTTTCACCCGTTATTACTGGATCAGGCACGTTTCTACGTCAGGGGTTTTAGGCCCGTTTAACAGTGGTACGGGGACACCTGCAACAACCGCTGCAAATGTAGATGACTTGTTAGCCGAATTGCAGGGCAGCATTCCCGCTGTGGCTTTCGCTACAGGGATAGAGCCTATCTCAGTTGTAAATTCTTTGCCGTCAACTTCAGGTTACACAGGCCCGTCAGTAGTTCTGTTAAGCACTAATGGCAAGCTCTACCGCTTAGTAAGTGGATCTTGGACAGCAGCGGTTCCTACTGGTGATCTGAGCGGTACAATTGGCGCTTCACAAATAGCTGCCAATGCAGTCACAGCGGATAAAATTCAAGCGGGGGCTGTTCAGGCTGGTGCGATAGCTGCGGGCGCAATTAATGCGACCAACATCATTGCAGATGACACGATTATCGGTGACAAAATTGCTGGTAATACGATTACAGGTGCGAATATACAGGCGGGTAGTGTTAATGCGGATCGGCTTACGGCGGGCACGATTACAAGTAATCTAATTAGCACTAACAAGATAGATGCTTCGAAAATCAAACTCGACGGCGCATCGATAACCTCTAACTCATCGGGTCAAATTGTTATCGGCAGTATATCTGCTGGTTCTATAACGTCAGGCACGCTCGATGCTTCCAACGTAACAATCAATAATCTCTACGCCAATAACATTACTGGCGACATCAATGACCTTGAACAGTTTGAAATAGCATCTGCGGTCCAAATAGGTAGTGGTGATACTCAGATCTGGTCGGGTCAGTTTGCCGCAACTCCAACCGGCGGTAAGGATAAAAAGCCGTATATAACCGCAGTAGGCTACGGTCTATGGGAAAATGATGTTAACTACAAAATGAAGGTGCAGATGAAGCCTAACATCAGTTCAACTACAACCACAGTTGGATCAATTTTAAGCGCTCATGCAGTTGGTTTTCCTATGGGCACTTCCACAATGTATTTCATTACTGTTTCTGGTAATAAGCAAAGCATCCTTTTTGCTGGAGGGGGTTTAAAAATCGGCTCTTCGTTAAGAGGCACGGTTCGGAACACCACCTACAATACGTCGAATAACACAACAAGTATTTTTTACAACCCACTAAACGGAGGGTTTTCCAGTAGCAATGTAGGAAGCACTCTGTCGATTCAAACGGTCGCTCAGTGGATTACCGTTTCTGAGATTCTGTTCAGGGCTGACTATGATGATCATCCTGAACCGTTTGCTCTGTCTGGCGGATTGCCTTCAGCGTATTCCGTGTCGGTAGATGTCAGAATTATGGCTGATACCTACGCCACGAATCAGGGTAGCTTGCCGACCGTCCCACATAACACAAACTGGTCTGGTGATCAGGTGCTAGGGCTGAATGGTTTAAAGATGAGTCTACGATGAATAATTTATTTATTAAGTACGATATCGAAAACGATGTGATTGTTGCTGGTCCTCAAGGCTCTCAACCAGACGACAGCTGGGTCCCCTATATACCGGCACAGGATTTAAAATTTAGGCAGGCTACTAGTCTTCATTGGCATGAGGAGACGGGCGTTGTATTTCAGATAGCGGGAGATGAGCACGTAAAAGGGTACGCCGAACAAAGGCGAAACGCTTACCCAAAGCTAGCAGAGCAATTAGACAAGCTGTTTCATGACATTGATAACGGCACACTAGATAAAACAGGCAGTTTTTATCAAACCATTAAAGGAGTTAAGGACGATATACCAAAGCCAGGGGGCTGATATGGTCGATCCTGTAACTGCGATAGCAACCGCTACTGCCGCATTCAATACAGTTAAAAAAATGGTCGCGATGGGCCGAGACGTGGAAGACACGCTCAGCCAAGTTGGCAAATGGTACGGAGCAGTATCCGACCTGAATGAAGCTGAACGCGACGCTAAAAATCCGCCGCTCTTCAAAAAGATAGTAGCTAGTAAGTCTGTTGAAGAAGAGGCGATGAATGTTTACGCCGCCAAAAAGAAAGCTCAGCAACAAGAGAAAGAGCTGCGTGAACTCCTCATGTATACCTACGGACCCGATGGGTACAAAGAGCTTGTGGACCTACGTCGGCGCATTAAGAACGAGCGCGAAAAAACAATTTACGCGCAAGCACGGCGTCGTAAGCAGGTGTTCTGGGGGACAGTCCAGAGCATCGGGGTTCTCTGTTTGGCAGGGGTTACCTACAAATTGTACGTAGTTCTGTTCACATCAATTCAAACCGGCAACATAGTCGCTTAGGAGGCCACCATGCACAAAGGTAAAGGTAAGCAGTGTGTTTTAAACCAGCAAGATAAGCCCAAGAAGAAGAAGGCTAAAAAGAAGAAGCGGAATTACGGCTACTAATAGCAGGGATGCAACTAAGTCATTGGTCGCATATCATTAGCCTCCGTATAATTGCGCCTCAACTAACCAGAGGTACGCATGATTCTTTACGTAATAGGCTTCACCCTTGTAGCACTCGGTGCTATAGCTCAGCAGGACTTGTAGGGTGTCGATGACACCCTTAAAGAAAAGGTAAAATTAATTAAGTAGTATTATCAGTAAGTTATGCGATTCGGGATCTGTAGTCCTGATATACGTAAGTAGTAGTTAAGTTGCTGATATAGAAGTAAAAACAGCGGAACGGGGAACAGAATCCCTCCTTCTCCGCCATCTTTACAAGTGTATGTTTTTCATACGCTTTTTGATAGGATAAAGTCCTGTGACACCCATAGGACACCCTGATGCACGTACGGAAGCGCGGCAGCGGTTGGCAAGCAATCGTTAAATCAAAAGGCCGAACTACTCAACAGAAAACCTTCAAATCTAAAGGCGCGGCTCTAGCATGGGGTCGCCGCATTGAAACAGCGATGGACAACGGATCGTGGATCGATACTCGTGAAACGCGGTCCGTGCTCATCGACAATATGATTGATGATCTTATCTACTCATTTGAGCGGTTTGGTTTGGAGGTCGCTGGCCCCAAGTTGGGACAGCTGCATCAAATCAAAGAGTATTTCTTCGGTGTATCAATACACGATCTGACTTTTGATGACGTGCTCGACTTTGCGGCACATCGTCGGAAGAGCGTGTGCGCAAGTACATTGCAGACTCAGATGTATTACATGAAGCAAGCAGTCGAGAACAGCAGGATAAAAACTGAGCAGGCTGTTGTGGATATGGCTATCGATGAACTGAAGAAAAAGAAAATCATCATGGGTAGCAAGAGAAGAGACCGACGCCTGGGCCCAGGGGAGTACGACGCATTGATGGAAGGGGCGGGAGACCATTGGATTCGCACAGCAATCGATATAGCTGTGGAGTCAGGGATGAGACAGGGGGAGATTCACCGCTTGAAGTGGTCAGATATTGATGAAGTCTCTGGTGTGATCCACTTAAAACGGAAGAATAAAAAGGCTGAAGGTGGGCGCTCAGACGAGAAAATCCCCCTGTTGGAGGGCGTGAGAGAGGCGCTCCTACGCGCACGAAACACAGCTCAACAAGGGGACAACCTGTTTTATGTAAAGAAGTCTGAGTCCATTTCAGACAAGTTTGCCAAACTACGGAGGAAAGTAGGGATTGAAGACTTGCGATTCCACGATCTGCGTCATGAAGCTATTAGCCGTATGTTTGAGAGGGGTATGAGAGTTGAGCAGGTGCGAGTGGTGTCAGGTCACCGTACGCTTGATCAGCTTTCAAGGTACGTTAACCTTCGTGCGGAAGATTTAGCTGGGATGTGAAGTACTTGGCTACTTCTTGTGTTGGGAAAAGATACTTTTTGCCGCGTCGTACGTGCGGCATATCAAGTTGGCCACGATAGATTTGTTGGTATACAGATTGTTTTTTTATTCTGAGCAGCTCGGCCAGCTCCTCGAGGTCCATAAAAGGGCCGTATTTGTCTAGCAATAACGCTTCCACTTCTTGTTGCCTCCTGCAACTTAGACAGCAGGTGCGATAATATTAGTCTTGGTAATACATGTCAAATGACATGCAGAGCTATTTCTCAAACATGTGTCCACGAGTCAAATGAAAACATCCTTCGATGGCTAGTATCTTCTTGATGGAACTGCTAGGGGGTAGCACGTCGCGGTGGTAAAAGTGCGCTCTTACTGCTCCCTTTTTTACGACTAAAAAGTAACAAGCATCAGGCGAGTCTTTAACTTCAGTTGTTCTCAGTACTATTTCGTCTGTCCATACGGTTTCACCACTATTTCCGTAGATCTTCGTTCCTGCTGGGCAAACCACATTTTTTTCTGACGGGGTTGGCGTCACGTACACAGTTCGGTTTATCACCTTTGTTAAGTCAGCTGCAGTACGAGTGACGTTGTAGCTTTGTACGTTGGGTAGATGCTTTACAACATCAGGATCTATATCCGTAGGTGCAACACCTAAAAAGTTTGCCAGCTTAATGACCGCTGGTGGGCCAAGGTCGGTGATAGCGTTGAGGTAGTGAGATATTGCACCTTGTGACCAGCCGAGCTCTTTTGCAGCTTGAACCTGAGTAAAGTTCATCTCGGCTTTTTTCTTGTCCCAAATGCGGCGCAGGTTTCTCACGGGCTTAGGGAGTTGTGATGCTTTTTTCATTGTGTGCTCTTCCTGAGTGTGTTTGATCGTAGATCCACTGGGCTACCTGCCGCCGTGGAATGCTTTGTTCTACATACTTAGATTTACATATATTAGCTGAGAAGTCATCAACTATTATTAGTGCGCTGTCTTCGCATCCTAATACTAGTGCAACTAATGTCGAATGGCTCATGCGGGTTAACCATTGTTCTTGAAGGGGTGATAGGGAGTGACGAATTATGGTGTCGTCTTTCTTTGGTAGGGACTTTACGTACTTGTACTCTACGAAGAGCACACCTGCAGGGCCCGCATACATGGCGTCGGGTACACCTCCCGTATATGTATCGTGGATTTTCCACTTATAGACATCGGGTGACAGAGCGTTATGTATGCTTCGTACAAAGCTGTGCTCGTTCATAAAGTAAGTGATCCGTTGCGACCAACGGTGGATCAATCCGTCTTGGACTGCACCGGCCCCCCAGTGCAGTGGTCTAGCGACTTACTAGGCGTACTGCTCGTACAAGCCCTCTGCGGTCTTGTAATCTTCTTCCTGAGCCCAACCAACAAACGAGACTTCGCAATTCATGAATGCTTTGCCCATCTTGTTCTCGGTTGGTACGCCAGATACTTTCCATAGACCCGCGAATCGATCACCGCCTTTCATGCCGATCTGAGAGTTCCATGCTTTGGACACACGTAGCTTGGAGCTAGCGAAGTCCATGATGGCGGGGGAGCGTTCTAGCTCACCAGTCTCAGGGTTTTTGACAAGGATCACGTGTGCGTGAGTCTCGTTGATGTCGTACTCACTAGGCTTGTCTTGTGCATCGACATAGGCTTGTGCGTCTGCTTGTGAAGCGAATGCGCCGCCGTAGCCACCACCAGCGTCGAGTGAACGCCATACGACGAACTCAGTCTTGAACGTCAAGCTCAAGCAGTACAGGTCGTTACCGTAGTTGTGGTTAGTGAGAGTGTTGACCAAATGGCCAGGTTCGCAACCTTCAACGTACGATGCGTGGTGCTTGTCCACTTCATTAGACATCTTCTGGAGAAGTTTAATGCGTGGGATTTGTACGTTTTGACCAACGTTCTCGTTACCACGGCCGCCTTCGATACCTACAAGGTGTGCTGGTAATTTGTCAGTTGATGCTACGAGGTTGTTTGATGCTACTGCTACTGCTGCTTTACTCATAATAGTTACTCTTCATGATTCATGTTTAAAGGGAACGAAAGTTAATACGTCGGATCTCGCGCGGCTGCAGACCAGGAACATCTTCGCCGAGCTTCAGAAGCTCTTTGTATGCAGTCGATGAGACACGGCGTTGCAACAGCGAATAGTCCTTAGTGCTGTTGATATGCTCATACAGAGCATCCCAGTCAGTCACATCAGGAACTGTGTCGCTGTTTATGGACACACTGGCTTTGTCATTCGCACTGCGAGACAAACCCTGCTCGTCCAATACGGTCAAGAGCTTGTAGTCAAGATCGTCTTGCGTCTTGCGTAGCTCTTTGAGCTCAGCGTTAAGACCTGCCATAGCGTCTTTAACCTTGGCTCTTGCTTCGATTAGTTCATTAATATTCATAGTTTTTTCACTCTTCGTTTGGGTTTAGGCTGCTTTTAGTTTGTTTAGAATTCCGAGTAGCTCGTCCATACGGTCGACTTTGCCCTGCAACTTCTCGTACACGTCGGTCTCCCACGTGCCGCGTGCGGCAATCTGAATCACTTCGGTCTTTTCTGTTTGACCTGCGCGATAGATGCGTCGATTGAACTGCTGATAATGTTCTGCGTTGTATGTCGGTGACGCCCATATGACTGTCTTTGCTTTAGTCATGGTTAGGCCGTGTCCTGCTGATTGGGGGTGACAGAACACCACCTGCAGCTGGCCTGCTTGTAACCTGTCTACAATCTCTTTGCGTTTGTGTGCGGCTGTACTGCCGTCAATGGTCGCGTGTTTGATACCTAACTTGTCTGCTAGCTCAGCCATGTAGCGCTGTTCGTGCTTCCAGTTGAACGCAACGAGTGACTGTGCGCGCTCAGCTGCTAGCTGCATTACTAGGTCGTAACGATCTTTGTGTATCTGCTGTGTTTCACCGTGCTCGTCATACACAGCACCAGTACATAGCTGAAGCAGCTTCTTAACCTTGCTGCCCGCATGGACCGCATTGATCGTCGCTTGTCCGGTGTATAGCACTGAGTCTTCGCTGAGTGCTTCGTACTGGGACATGATCTTCTTGGGTAGAGTTACGTACATGGTCTGCACGCTTTGCTCGGGCATGTCGATACATTCGGTGAGCTCGTAACGAATGTTGATGTCACTCAACGCCGCAGCTACGACTTCTTCAGCATCGTTCTTCTGTACCCACTCGTTTGCAAACCCGTTGAAACGGGGAGTACACACAGAAGAACGGAAGCTGTAGAAGCGATGGCCTAGGCGTTCACCGTCATCAATGATGAGCGTTGGATGCCAGACATCTAATATGCCGTTGCTATTAGGTGTACCAGACATGGCAATGCGGTGTGTAAACGCTTCAGCGATTTTGCGGCACGCTTTGCTACGCTGGCTGTCTTTGTTTTTGAATGCAGTGAACTCGTCAATAACGAGCGTGTCGAAACCACAAAGCACGTGGTAGTTCTTGGCAATCCACTTCACTGCATCGTGATTGGTAATCACAACGTCTGCGTTTGATTCCGTAAACGCTTTCTCACGATTCTTTGCGTACGCAACGGCGTACGTTAGATCGGGTTGGAACTTATCGATGTCGTCGCCCCATGAGGCTTCCAAGATGGACAGCGGTGCGAGGACCAAGGTTCGTGTACCGCGGTTCACGATCGCGTCTAGTACGGAGCGTGTTTTACCGGTACCTGGATCGGACGTAATAAGACATCGAGGGTGGTTCTTAATAAAGTCAGTCGTGACTTTTTGATGTTCGAATGGTTCGTACATAGGCATCACTCTTTGATGGTTTGCAATATTAGCACAGCTAATAATGTGGTTCAAATACGGATTCTTCGTCCGCAGCTTCTACAGTTGTTGGGCCATTCACCTATCCGGTACTGAGGTTCGCATTTGCAGTACGCAGTTCGGTCGTCTTCCGGAAACCCGTAGTGGCCTGACGTTTTGATTTTCTTGGGCGTGAATTGCAGTAACTCACGTTTTGTTAGCTTCATGTATTAGCCTTACTAATATTAATGTTCATAGAAAAGAACAGGGTCTTGGCTGGTCCAGCAGTAGCCGCAGGTAGCACAGCTGTCTGTGAAATTGCTTTGTTCGGGGCAGACAATCCCTGGTCTTGCTAGCGCTTCTTCAATTGTTTTAACTACATGCGCATTGAAGGGTGTTGAGTCATCATCGCTGAACCGTACACGGAAGCGGTCTGGGTAGATCCTATTGACGTTGTTAATCATGTTACCCAGCTGAGAGTCTGGTTTGTGGTGCGTGTAACCAAACACGCGCAGGTTCTCAAACTTATGCAGGTACAGCTGCCACTGTGTAATGTACAACCCGCTGTAGAAATCGCCGAGTACATGTAGACGTACAACAAAACCATCAGGATGTTTGCGACTAAGCTCGTCTAGTTGCAGCTCCAGCATTGGCAAGAACGACGGATCGGTGTGGTCAAACCGGTGAGCGAACGGCATGTTGTTGCCATAGCAATTATTCCACTGCTGACAATCAGTAGGGCAGGTGGCACGCTCTTCGAGGGAAAGCGAATACATGGTCATGCCCTTCCACATCTTTACAGTAACTTTATCGCCTAGCTTTGCGTTTTGTTTGCCGCGCTTCAACATGTTGCTGTGCGGGGCCTTTACGCCTTTTAGATATCTCGTCTGCGGGAGATGCAGATTTTTTGCTTGGATTTGGTTCACGGCTAAGGATGTCATCGAGGATCTCCTGTCGTAGTTCAGCGGCTGTCGTCCGATCGCATTTCGTCATGATCTTGATCTCGGACTTCTTTAAACGGTGTGTACTCCACACTGTCGCCTCTGTTGGATCTGTGACGAGCTTGTATTCGACTTTGCTCCCGTCGCGTTTGTAGTACATGTGCATCGTCAAACATCTCCTTTAGGTGGCCACAAAGCAGGTCTTTATAATTTGTCATTCGCTTTCTCCAGTTCATGCACCTCGTCTGCTAGATCCAGTGCCTTGTTGATCGCGGTTAGTGCTTCGATCTCACGGCCCGAGGCCAGCATCGTGTGCATGTATTCAATTTGAAAACGGATACGCTGCCCGTATGTGCGGGCTTCGTGTTTTTCACTTATCTCTTTCATTGTTTTTTCTCCCATTTCGGCGATCTCGGTAACGTTGCTCTTCATCTTTAGCGATGAGGTAGCCGCCGTAAGTTAGTAAAGCGAACAGCGCTAGCACGCCGCCTGCAGCTAAGTACTCAAGGATCTGGATCATGATGGATCTACCTCCACCCACCGGAACGCGCGGTAGGGAAATCGTTTGGTTTTGATATACATAAGTTCTTCGCGGGTCATGGTTTTCTTCATGACAAACAAAGTGATTGAGATAACGAGACCGCCAATCATCGCTGCAAACATGCCAGCGAATGTTCCTGCGAACAGGAACATCAGGAGGCCAGTGCATGCGATATCGATTGGGATATCGAATGAGATAGCTCGGCGAATACCGAACTTAAATATCAGGAACAGGAGACCTGCTGCTGACAGAAGACCGGCTAAAATCATATATAACTCCAATTAATGTAAGTGCGATTAGAAAAATTTCGACAGCGTTTAGTAGTGCAAATAACGTCATTTATCTTTGGTCCTTAGATGGAAATACGCGACAGTGCAGACGACAGCGACTAGTACAAATACGTACAAGCCGACTGCCAGCATCTGCGCGATTACGGTTAGTAAAGCGGCTACTGCGATTGCGTAGCCAAAACGTATCAATAGGTTTTTCATAGGGTTTCTCTCTTCATCATTCATGAGGATCAGTTGAATTCCGATCGGGAATAAAAAAGCCCCACTAAGGGGAGTGACCTTAGTGGGGCAAGGCTTACTTCTAGGGGAGGAGAAATAAGTCGGTTAGCTAACACCCCACGTGCATTCAGGTTCATCGCCTTTACGGAATGAACACCATCTACAACTGTCTTTACTGGGTGTCGGAGCAAATTCTGTTTCGGTTGTCATCTTGATTGCGCGTCGATGAAAACCTGGTGCGAAGACCATCGCTTGGTCTCGCGTATATGTTTTCTTTGTGGTCTCACCTTTATCGAGATACCAGAACTCAACCTGTACAAACTGCAGAGCGGGGTATCTAAAGAAAGTGCCAATGGCGTAGAGCAAACCTTGTTGCCCGTGGGATATCTCGTTACCCCACTTCTTGCCTGTTTTGTAATCAATGACTCGAGCTGATTGCTCGTCTTCGTGGACTAGGGCGTCGAGCTTGATGCGCGCCCAGGTTTCTTTCTGCATCCAACCGACTGATTGCCAGTCGAGATCGAAACCCCATTCGCCTTCGAGTTCTACTTTTGCTTCGGTGTAGAGCTGACGAAGCGTTTCAAATTCGTCTTTAAAGCGTTCCAGCTCGTTAGCCATCTCTCCCATAGTTCCGTTGACGTAGTCTTCAGCGTACTGATGGATTTGCGTACCGCGGTCTGCAGCTGGTCCACTAGGTTCTTTGACGCCTTTGACACGGCTGATATATGTCCGGTAAGGGCATTCTTCATAGACTTTAAGTGCTGAATAACTCCAAGCTCTGACATCGCCTAACTCCTCGGGTTTCTCGAAATCAACTACGTCGTCTGGTCTCGTGTCCTGAGTCAACTTAATCATTTACTTTCCTAGTAGTAATATGTAGAACTATTAGTATAACTAATATATCTACTTAACAGCAAGTAACTTGCGATCCTTGTCATCGAAGTACTTATCAGTAACTTCTTTTAATTGTTCAGATTCTAATTTCCAGCTTACGACTACTCCGCGCGTTGGGTTAGCAGATCGCGGGGCGTTGTATTCGCGTTTCCGTTCTTTACTGATGCCACATCGTGCCGCTCTCTTTTGGAACTCACGTTGAGACAAACGGTCATCAGTCAGTACACCGTATACAACTCGTAGGTTTTCCATTGGTATAACTGAGTGCGGCCATTGAGACTCTGCTATCCACTGTTTAACAAATCGTTGTGCGGTGGTGATCTCTTGGCCCTGCAATACGTTTGTCAGGCTGATGTCGAGAATGTCTGTAAAGAACTGTAAGTTGCCGTGTCTTACTGCGGCAAAGAACTCTTCCATTACAGACATAGTGACTTGAGCCATCTGAGCTTTCGCGTTGTTTGCAATTGGCGTACGTACAAGCTGCTTGTTCACTTTGTATGCGCGAAGTAGGGCAGCGAACTTGTGTAGCTCTGAGCTGATGTCATCTATACCGTCGATCACCTCTGGATATACATGCTCGAGCTTCTGCTCTTGGCGAGGAGCTATGTTGTATCGACGGTCGCCTTCTTCAATTTTTACTGCATCCATTCTGTTAGTCAGGAAGATGAAGTTGGTGTAGTTAGGCATTTCAACCTGATTAGAACGCATGGCACGGATAGTCATTGTGTTTTCCGTGATAGCGTTCTTGAGTTTGTCAGCGATTTTCATCGTGCCTGAGTTGGCTGAAGCCATGTGAAACTCATCAACCACGAGGAAAAGCGCCTGTCGCATATATAGGTTGAACTGCTCTTCGATATTCTGCAGTGCACGCATTGGTACATGTTCATTACCGAAGAGTGGTCTGAGTACTTTGGTGTAGAAGATGCCTTTACCGGTCCCTGGTACGCCCTGCAGTACCCATGCAGTCATTGCTTTTTTCTTGGTTTGGAAGATGTACGCCAACCAGTTGGTGAAGTGCTCGACCTCGAGAGCCGATCCTCCCAAGATGTGAGTCATCAACTTGTAGATCAGTGGACATGAGTCAGCGATCTTAGCTGCATCACCCATGCTTAGCGGTTCGTGCTCACGGTTCGACAGCATGTACTCTGTCTTGCGGAACATGTTTATCTTGTACGGCACTTTTGTCAGGTTGATTGCGTCGTCGTTAGACGCTGGATCAAAGACGACTTGTGCGTCGGGTACGTAGTCAGGTTTGCTACGACCGTGTGATCTCATGAATCCCTCGATGCTTGCTGATGAGCAAGGCATTAGCGGGAATTCGTCGCTGAACTGGTTAAGATTAGGGTCGAATACTCCGTTGTAGTACGTGTCTGTATAGAAGTCACGCATGGCTACAGGGAAGTTAGCTCGACCTTCTTTCTCCATTTCTTCTTGGTACACATCAAACAGTGACCGATAGAAGTCAGGGTCTGCTTGCTCGATGGACCAGATGGGTTCGCCTTTGAAGTTGAACATGTACGTCGGGTCTTCGAGCTTGAAGTAGTACGCGTTGCTGTCTCCGCCGTTGACGTTGCACCGAATGTACGGTGGGTTCGTATCGTCTGCTATTGCGATCGACATGCGGTCTGGATTAGTCAGGATCTCTTCTGACTTATTGTCGACCGTGGCAATCGTTAGGCGTTCTTTCTTTGCTTTGAAGCCACGCTGTGTGCGTAGCTTGTTTTTGTGTTCATTGCTTTTTTGATAAACAACCTCTGGGCTGATATCACCCATGAGTGCTGCTAGATCAAGAGTCTCCGTAATACCGGAAACACGCACGATCCGCTCAGCAAGGGAACTGAACGGATCGTGGGCTCCATCTTCAAAGGTAGGAGGGGCAATGAAGATCAGCTTTGAGTTGTCAGCTACGCTTGTGTCGAGCGGGTACTTGAGAGAGTGCCCGTTACTAGACAGTTCTAGCTGTGACGAGAACAGCTGAGACTCAAAATTACAGTTCTGTAGCCACAGCTTGACTGACTTCGCAGGCATCGCATGTTCTAGCAGAATAAATATGTGTAGCGATACCTTGTCACCTTTGAGACCAAGACTCGATGAAGCCTGTGCGATGAAACTGCAGTCTTGTACCGCTGCAGGTAGTTCGCGCATCACTGCTTTTGCGAGCGTGCTGACATCTTTGTCAGTAAATGTCTTGGGGTTTGTGTGATTCGGGATAGTTATCCCGTCAATATCTAAGACGAGTAGGTTGGAATAACCAATACGATCGGTCTTCCCAGCACGTGATTCGTTCTGTATTGGTCGTTTGAGATTACCTTTGAGCAGGCAGTGGCCTTGCTCTCCATGATCTCGGATCAGTTTCTCTAGCATTGCGAGCCCAGTGTTACCGGTCGGTACTGTGTGCTCGTGAGATGTAACGTTTTTTACGTGGGGGTAGGGTGTGAACCCATTTTTTGGACAGTGTCGCTTACTTAGCCGCTGTCCATTGGCGGCTTCTAAAAAGGTAAGTTGCATGGCTCCTCCTACAGAGCAATGATATTAGCATAACTAATATCTATTTAGTAGGATTAGCGTTTTTGTCGAATACTTCCTGTCGATCTATCCTGATCTCGTTGTCCGCTTCGAATGTTAATCGGACCTGATTCCTGTCAACCTTTGAGACTGTAACTCTCGCCAGAACGCCGTCGTCATCATGGATGACAACTTTTTCCGTTAATTTCCTTGTTAGTACTAAACGTGGCATAAATCATTTGCTGTAACTAACGTCGTAACCCCCTTCGGCATCAAGGGGAATGTCTGTCGCCCAGTCTGGAGGTGTACACATATGGGCGATAAGTTTGTCCATTGTATCATCAGGGTTATTAGCTTGGCTAATTATTACTATCTCATCATGGACAGTGAGCACGACTTGTGCGTCTAAATCCGGATCTTTCTGGATACGAAGCATTGCATCGGTCACGATGATTCTTGATAAGGCTTGCACTACGTTTTCTGCGATGCGTCCGCCCCATGTAGATTCTTTGTGGCGGGCACCGTCATATACGAGCTTACCCTGCTCATATCGCAGATTGTTGTAGTGCAGAGCCATACCGTTAGGTAGATGTATCTTGCGGTCTGCGAATCTGAGACCGTGCCAGTCTTCATCTTGTCTGGTTATCGTGTTGGCTAGCTTGAGTTCTAGCTTTTGCCATAACAAAGGTATACCTGAGTATGTACTACGGTATGTAGTTACTACGTTGTACGCTTCATCATCGGTAAACGTCATGGGTGGGCCCATTGCACCAGCCTCGAGTGTGGATTTGAACTTGGGCGCACCCATTCCATAACCTAGACCAAGTACAGCTGTCTTGCCGACGAAGCGTTCCGTCGGGTCGTCGTGCTTGTTTATTGGTCGGTCGTAGATGACAGACGCAAGGTTGCTATATATGTCGTCGCCATTGCGGAACTGATCGAGTAGATCTTGTTCGTCTGCGAGCCACGCAAGCATGCGCGCTTCGATGTTTGATAAGTCAGCAACAAACACGAGGGACCCCTCGGGTGCGCACAACGCTTTGCGGAGCTCTGAGTTGCGCGGCATGTTTTGCATGTTGATCTTTTCAGTACCACCGAAGCGTCCGGTATGGGCAGCGTAGTAACGCAACGGTACGCTGATGGTGCCGTCGTCATGCGTTGCGTCGATGAAGCGCTGGGCCCTGGTCTCGTTGATGCGACTCTTTACTGCTTTGCGGGCATCCCATATGTGTTGAAACTGGGGATACATGTTGCACATCTGCTGATATGCCTTGTCGTTTTTACCGAGAGCAGGGATATCTTCACCAGTGGTAGGGCTGATCTTTGTTGGCGGTACGATACCCAGCTCATATATGTAGTTAGAGAACTGTTGATTCGAGCTGAGCACTTTGCGGTCGACGCCTGCTGCATCTATGAGCGACGCACTGTGAGCGATCTGTTCATCACGAAACGTGATTAGTGCTTCGCGGTTCACGGTCAGCTTTGGTTCACAGAACATACGGCACGTCATATCGATGAGGTCCATCTCTGACTGCGGCATCTTGTGTACCCAAGCAAGGTAGATTGCATGCGTTAAGTCGACATCTTGTATGCAGTAACCTGCAATAGACTCCTCGAGCTCGGGGTCGAGGTCGTAGATACCTTTGGCATCAGCGAGCTCTTCACCTTTACGCATGTGTTCGTCGTCAGGGAACGCACGTATTGCGCAATCTTTAAGACGGGCGCTCTGGCTAGGGAACAGGCCGCGACTGATTGCCGCGGTATCGACGTAATACTTCGGTGTTAGTCCGTAGTATCTGGTTAAAATATAACCATCGAATGGTGTGTTGTGGCAGATAAGCGTTGCGTCGTTCCAGTCCAGGGCCCGCAGCGCGTCTTCGCATTCATCCTCGCCATACCATTCGGTTTCGTCATGATTTATTTTGATGCCTACGCCCCACACTTTGAACTTCTCGTGTCGGACGTAGTCCATCGTGGTCATTTTAGTTAGTGACAGTTGTTTGTCGTAATAGGTTTCAAAGTCGAGAGTTATGATCATTAGAACGGTAGCTCCGAGTTAGCGTCGTCACATGCGTACTGCGCCATGACTTCACTTTCGATAGCTTTGAAGCGGGCCTTGAGTTCGTTGTAGGCGTCAGGCATCCGCGACTTCATCCATACGGCGGTATAGGTGTGGAACTCGGGGTGTAGCTGGTCTTCTTCTAGACTAGGTATAGCTTGGAAGTAATCCTTCGTATTCATTTAAGCGCCCTCCAGGGTGGAAAATTTCTAAGACTGTTGTCTTCTTTTTGAATGCCTTGAGCTCTTCATGAGTAAAGACATAGAGGTTGCGTTGTCTGTCACAAGCTAAGTAAGCAGTCTTACCTAGCTTGTTTTGTATAAAGTGTCCTTCTTCGACAGCGGCTTCGATATCTGTAAACAGAGTGCCAATCATTTCGGCGGTATTGTTGGGTCAGCTAGTTCCGCTTCAATGAGGCGCTCGATGTACCAGATAGCTTTTCGAAGATCTTCGACTGGCTTGCCTTTGTAAGACATTCTCCAGATGTACTTCAGTGCGTTTCCTTTGCAGTATCCTTTGAAGGACTCTGGTGCCATTGACTCTTGAATTGCGTCGATGCACTCAATGTTCCCAGTGTTGTAGTGCGGGGGTGCACTGACTGGGTCTATGTCTTCAGGCAATATGTCGTAGGGGTCGACGTATCGTTCAAGTTCGGCGATTGCATCGCCATGAGGGGTTTGGGTCTTTGTTGAGCGGTCCCATTCGCGTGGTGTGGCGTCATTAATACTCATCATACTCTCCTAGTAAGAGCGAAATAGTACTATCGCTAATATATTAGTTCAACTAATCAAGCTGAATATAACAGGTTTGTCCCCAAGGGGCGTCGTGTCTCTCCGTAGAAACCCAAAGAACAGGGTAGGGTGGCTCGTCACCGAAGTCGTGTGACTCGAGGTCCGTTAGATACACAGCCGCTTCTACTTCCGGATGATGCTCATTGATGTAATCAAACGCTGGTTTGAACGCAGTGCCACCGCCGCCTTTAATGGGCGTCATTGGGAACTGGTCGTCAGGGTCGACCTCATCAACATGTGCTACGTCGTAGTCGCAATGGATGATTGTCATCTGAGATGGTCGCAGTTCTGAATGGATAGCAGACATTTCGCCAAGGAACTGTTCCCAGTAATCCTGACAAGAACCAGACGAATCAATGATGACTGCGACGTGGCCTGCAGCTTCGTTGAGCATCGACGGTAGGTACTCGTCTTCACTGATGTATGCGCGGTGTGGTTTGCGCCAGCTGTAATCGTCACGAGTAAGCGACGTACAGAAAGGCCACAACACACTCCGCCAATCAACGACGGGTTTGACGATGTCTCGGATGAAGTTTTCCATCTGACCAGGGAGCTTGCCTGCTTGTTTGGCAACTTCAGCCGCCTGAGTCACAGCTATTTGCCAGTCGGACTCCATCGCTGCGTTGCTTCCTGTTTGCACTTGGCCTGCGCCTGCGTCCATAACCATGCCCCAAGGGCATTGTTTGGGCGGGTTGTCTTTGTCGAGCTTGTTGTAGATCGCTTCGGCAGACATGTCTTTGTACTGCTTATCGACAAGACCACCTTCGGGTAGCACGAAGCCACAGTCTAGAAGGTGAAGGTTGATGGCAAAGTCAGTGGCGATGTTCCACAGCTTAGGGTCCCGTTGCTGACGACGCGTCATGTGGTTGAACACACAATGCATTACTTCGTGCGCAATGAGACCTTTGCGTGTAACGGTGTCGAGCTTACTGACGAACTTACTGTTGTATACGAGCCGCGTACCATCGGTAGCGGCTGTATCACAGCCTTCGTCGTCTTGCACCAGCTTGAGTTTCAACGCTAATGTGCCGAAGAACGGCTGATCCATTAGCAGTTGAGCCCGAGCTTTGAGCATGTCGCTTTCGGCGGACATATTAACCTCCTAGCATTTTAGCCGTGAGTACTGCTTGGTTAGCGATGGTCGGGTCAAAGTTGACTTCTTCTCTGACTCGTTGTGCTTGTTGCTTACGGTTTTCTTTGGTGTGCATCTTTTGAATCTTGTCAGCAGGCACAAGTGATTCTGCGGCTGGCCAGATTTCAAAAAGCTGCTTGAGCGTTGTTACGCTATCGAGCAGATCTCTGATGCTTCTTTCGTAAGATTGTTTTTCGCCAAACCAAGTGTCGTGTGCAGCTTCGTGCTTAGCAAACAGGTCCATAATCTCAAGACGGTCGTCATCTTCGAAGTCTTCTACCCAAACGTCTGGGTTGCCCCAACGGTTGTAGTTTTCTTCGGTGACGTAGTACTTGTGCATTTGAGTAGCGAACTTGATGGTGTGTCGCTCAGCGTGCAATGGGTTACCTTGACTGGGAGCTTTACGTTTTAGGTCGACGCCAGTGATTGGATCTTTGTTAGCAAATGGCACGATTTTCTGTTTGCCATTTTCCAGCTTAGTGATCCCGCGTTCTGCGCCAAGCTCTGCCATATCTTTCAAGAACTTTTGTGCGGGGCTGTTGATTACGGCTTTACGTACGCGATCTATGTACTCGGTACTTGGTTTGGGTTCGGGGTTAGCTAAGTCGTATGCATTTTCTGCGTTGCGACGGATAGTGTCTCGCAGTTCATTGGTCATTCTTACTGAAGCCATGTTTACCTCCTATAGTAAAACGTCAGCATTTTCTTGAGTCCATTTGGTGAAGTGCTCGGTTTGCATGAGCGAGCGATCCTTTGCGAGTGAGTCACGAACAACAATTACCTGATACTCAGGTGGCATGCGTTTCGCGTATTTCATTACTGCTTCGAAGTTGTCTGCATCGACGCGAGCAGTCAGTGCGCCACAAACTGCGTACAGTACTGAGGTGCCAGTTGGTACGCGGGTGGTGGTTGGCTTTTCGAGGATGACATCGATGTCAGGCACTTCTTGGTAGATCTGCTTGAATGCGATGTATTCACCAGCGGGCCCGTCACCGACGAGTGATGCAACACCGTAGAACTCATCAGACATAAACGGTAGTTTGCGGCTGACGTAATCCCAGGCACGAGGCGTCGGGAACGCATTCTGTGTTGCGTCTGCGTCGCTCAGGAGCTGCGGGCGGTAACGCAGGAAGCTCACGATTGACGGATCGATGTGCGAGTTAACTGCCCACGCTACCCAATCGTCGATGTTTGCCTCGAGGGTGAAGTGACTGAAGCGGTTCTTCACAGGCGTCGGCATTTCGTGAACTGCAGCGCGGTCGATTGCGCGGTTACCAGCTGCAATGAAGATGGTGTCTTTGGGACACTCATACGTACCAATCTTACGAGTAGTAAGAAGTTGCAACAGTGAGTTTTGAGTGGCTTTGGGTGCGGTACTGAGCTCATCAATGAAGATGATTACAGTGCCTTGGTAGTTAGAGTCGGGATAGTCTTCAGGCACACCGTACCGAGTGCGGTACGTGCCGTCTTCTTGCTCGACAACTTTTAAGCCACCACGTACGTCAACTGGGTCAAACAGGTTGGCGCGTATTTCAAACAGCTTGGCGTTCATTTCTTTAGCTACGCCATACACGATCTCTGACTTACCTTCGCCTGGGCCGCCCCAGATCATCGTTGGTATGCCAGCGAGTGCGTTGGCTTTGATCTCTGCTGTGAGATCACTTGGTCTAATGGTTCTCATCTTTATCTCCTACATGAGGTGTGATTAACGGTTCAAGGTTTCCGGTTTTCGGGTTACGGATTTGGGTTAGACGCCATTCGTCGTAGGCGTCGTCAGGGTCGCGTTCGTACGTTGGCGTTTTGAAATCATCGTCGTCGTACTGCGGTCCGTCGGTGATACTGCAGGGCATGCGGCTCATGATTCGTTCTCCACGTTAATAGCAAGTGAGCGCGGTTCAGATATTGCTGATGCGTCCACTGAAATATTCCAGTACGTGTCGGTTTCCATATCTATTTGCACTGGCGTTTCTGGGTCGTAATTGTCGACAGTGATTGCGTTTTGCAACGCATTGATAAGCTCTTGGATGCTCATGACTCTTCGCCCAAGAATGTGAGAGCGAGTGAATGAAGCGTCGCTTCCTGCTGCGCCGAGAGACGCATCTTCGCGACAATTGCTAAAAGCTCCATGTTCACGGTCCGTGGTTCGGGGCGAGGGAGTTTTACTTTTGACTCACGAAGCTCATCGACAAAGAGCTTTTTAGGCTTACGCTTGTGTGTAGACATAATTTCGTTGACATCGAGGTCGAGCAGATCAGCAACTTGTTTCGCGTAATCAGCTGTGACGCCACGCTTGTACCAATAGGTGAACGAGGTCTGGTGAACGCCTAGCATTTCAGCTAGCTCGGCACGGGTTATGTCTGCGTTAGCGATTGCGGTTTCAAAATTTCTGCCAACTTTCTGTTGGCGATAGTTAGTTGAGGGCATAACTGCCTCCTGTTTGTTGGTTAGTGATTAGGGGTCATGTTTCGATTTGACGTATGCTAATTACGGGCCCCGTATTTGACGTACTGCGCTACTGACAAAAAATTACGGGGGAGTAACGTAGTAAGCATCGAAACTAAATCGTGCGGTGACCGCCACACGTTGAATAGGGGAGGCGAGATCTCACAGCCTCACGATTTGGGCCCTACCCCATGAGTTAGTGAACGGTTTCGTCGGCTTCATTCATCGCTTGAGCCAGTTCCATACAGTCGCGCGTCATTCTCTCGACTGCTTCGAAGTTGTTATCCGAGCAGTAATAAGCTGCTTGGAAAAACAACGTGAGTCCTGCAAGAACTACTTCATGGGTGTCTGCTTCTTCAGGCAGGGCGTACATGATTTTTTCGCGTAGTTTGTGCACTCGCTCAGCGAACTGAACAGATTCGGTTTCAGCTGTTTCCATGACTTGTTCCTCTTATTAGTCGTCACATGATGGGCAGAAGAATGGATCGGGCTCTTTGACACATTCTTCGTAGTAGGTTTCACCGTCGTGGTATTCAGCGGTCGCGACGTAATACATGCGGTTCACGCGGTGGTGCCGCGGGCCGTAGATGTACCATTCGCTACCGTCGTCGCTTTCGGCTTCAACTACTGACCACATTTGGTTGGGTTCAAAACCAGCACGTTCCATCTGTTCGATGGTTTGGTAGTAGTCACCGTCAGGCATTCTGAGTTCGTTGAACGGGAACTCTTCTTTGAAAATAGCCATAGTTACCTCCGGTAATGGGCAGATTTAGCTAAGAAATAGGTATGCATTGCGTCGCAACGTTTGGCCAGCCAGGTAAAGACCGACGCCGACGCGGCGCTTACTGCTGCAGCTCCTAACGACGCATACAATTTCATTCGCGCAGAGATTTCTTCTCTGTCGATATCATTTAGTTTTTTCATGGGCTTTCTCCGTTAGATTTCGTGGCAGTCGACTACGTTTTCCCAGAAGACTGTGTTTAGAGCAGAGTCGTCGTGGTACAAGTGCTTCAATTCAAGAACTGATCCATCTTCAAAGTGGATCGCTACCTTGTCCGTGAAGGACACATCGGGGAACTTCATTTCCCAATCGTTGTTTTTCATGGGCTTTCTCCTCTCGTGATTCGTGGGTTGCTACCATTCGATAAAGTCCCTTGAGCCCCTGAGACCAGTGGCGGACATAAAAAAACCCACCCGACCACAAGGATCGGATGGGCGTAGGGGAGAAACTTTATGCAGCTTTCTTGGCTGGCTTTTTGGCCTTCTGCTTCGCACCGAACACGTGAGTAGCTGCGTGCTCGCGAGTCTGCTTAGCTTTCAGATCGCCAAGTTCCTTGGACTTCTCTTCCAGAACAGCCATCATGTCATTGAAGTCCATGAGCATATGAGTGTGCTCGTACACCTGCTGGTCCTCATCAACGCAAACCTTCTCTGCGTACAAGAACAACGGATCGAGATCGCTCATGTAGTTCATTTCACCGCAGAGCCAAGAGTGGAGCTCATTTAGAATGCCGAAGTCATCCATCAACGTAGCTTCTACATCTTTAAGCCGCGCACCCTCGAGCTGGCCCGCCTGCTCTGCAACGGACTGCGAGAAATCCAAGCCGTTAGCTTGATCTTTCTGACGGCCTGAGTTCGCTACGCGACGAGCCGCCCAACAGCAGTTATTCATCACTTGCTGAACGAAGCTCAACAGGTGCTCGGGCTTGACCTCCATTTCTGGAGCAGGCACGCCAGATTTCACTGCGTCGATCTTGGCTTCCTGCCGCTGAGTTTTCAGAGCTTCCCAAGTAACTGCTATGCGGTTCGCAGGGAGCTTGTGCTCTGCTGAATCAACCAACTCCGCGATTTTGCCGTTGCGGTTTTTGTTCGAAGTCATGTTGGTGATAACTTGTGAGATAAAAGTAGAATGTTCCATATTGCCCTCCAAAGGACGTAATTAATTAAATGCAGTGACTGAATTGCCACTGACATAGAAAAAACCGACCGGTAACCACGTGTGTGGTTACCGAATCGGCTTCGGTGTACTGCTTGATTAATTTATTGCTGTGCGATCACAACAAAGAGTGTGAGAAGAAACGCAACCACAGGGATTAACAGCACTACTAGCGCGGCTGATCCAATTGCGTCGAAGATTGGCTGCCAGCGCCGCCAAGCACGACGCATTGAGCTTGAGAATGAGCTTTGAGTTTTCATGACCATTCCTCCAATTGAGCTTGAGCTTCTTCGACACTGCCCATGTAATCGCTGAGCCTGCCGTACGGTTGCCACACCCACTCACCATCGAGATACTCCGCGCACATCTGACCGACGTACGGGGCGCATGTCTCCATGACGCCCATTGCTGAGACGAGCAGATCCTCCTCCTTGGGATCTGCGTGACTTGCGATCTTTGCTTCCAAAGACGAAATGATTTCTTTGCTATGAATCTGCATTTGCATATACCTCTTCACCGTGTGCCCAACGGATTAAGTTGATGTATTTATTGAGTTTGTACCGTTCTGCATGGCGTGCTCTGCCGATCCAGTCTTTGCTTTGGTACGGACGTTGCTCGTCATGCTCTCTGTAGATAGCCCAAGCACGATCATCGATGTACGTATTGCCGACGTACCCACAATTGCCGATGTATCCAACGTGGAAACCCTCTGGGAGGGATTCACGTATTTCATCAAACTCGTTATTTGCTCGAGCTATACGGAGCGCGGTTCGTTGTTCGCGGGTCATGTTCATGACGCACCTCCCTGCTGATAGTCGTATTCCAGAACGAGATGATCGAGATGCCTTAACAGCTCTTCCTCGTAACCGATTAGAGGTTCGTCGCATCTGCCTTCATT